ACTTTGAACTATTAAGATATTGGACAATAGTAAAGTTGTTCGAAAAAATAAAAAGGAGTGGTACAGATGAAGAATAAACTAATTGCCGGTATAATTACATTATCAGTTCTAGGGGGAATGGTTACACCTACCTTTGCAGCTGTAAAAAATAAAAATGAAATAAATGTGGAAAATAATTCAAAAGAAAATTTAATTCAAAACACTAAGTGTGGTATTTCAGGAAGTTTATTACATGGATTTAAATTTAAAAAGATATGGGCAGGTATTACTCGCTGCCCATATACTTTATATTAATATATTAGGCAGTCGCAGCTGGATAATGGTTCATAACTTGCATAACATTGTCACACTTGTTATAATAAATCCAATATCTATTGCCTGCTTGAATTTCAGAACCTACCAAAGGTGTGCTATCTGATTTTACTACTGGTACACTCTTACTATTAGCAGCAGGGCTAACAGAACCTGTAGTAGATATTACTACTGGTAATGATGCACTTGCTTCAGCAGGAGTATGTCTAGCTTCAAATACCATTAAACCTTCATTAGGTAACTGGCACCATATTCTAGGACATATACCCAACGTAGTAACTTCATCAGTGTCACTTACACTTATGGTAGTAACTTTTGGTATTACTTGGTCTAATCTAGGAATTCTAGTTCTACGTCCAAAGTAAGGATTAAATGCGAAAGGAAACATAATAACCTCCTTTCTTATTAAGCGCAACAGCTATCACCGTAGCCATATCCATAACCATAACCTGTAAATCCACCATTACATCCGTACGGATTACATGTCAGGTATGCAGGAACTGGACAAGGTTTAATCTGATTTACAATATTCTGAGTCTGCTGTTGAGTAATGGCAGAAGTCTGCAATGCATTCTTTTCATCACGCAGAGCATCAATCTTATTCTGCATTTCTCTCATTTCTAACTGACAGAATTTGTCGTTAATCATTTGTGTTTGTGCATCGATCTTAGCGCCAATGATGTTGAATCTTGTAGCGTTTTCACTAGATAGGTTGTTAAATCCTGAAGTAATAGCATTCTGCAATGTATTAGTCTGTTGACAGATAGATAATCTGTTATCAGCATTCATTTGGGTTAAGTTCAGATTAACTGAATCAATAGAACGCTGAGTTGTGCAGCAGCAGTCACTAATAGCTTTGATTACATTGCAATCACCAGTATTAACAGCATTGATTACTCTTTCTGCAGAGAAACCTACTTCACCACCAACTTTACCAATTGCATTCTGAATAGAACACAATGCTGTGTCAATTGATTTAACGTCACAGTTCAAGTTAGTAGACAAGGTATTGATTGCATCCTTGTTACCGTTGATAGCCTGCATTAACAAATCAGTGTTGTTGTTCTGGTTACCCATAGCAGCTAAACGAGCGAAGTCGGAGTTGGTTTCAGCCTGGTTGCCACGACCGAAGCCGTTGCCACCCCATCCGCCCCACATCCAGAAGAGCACGATGATGAAAATCCACCACCAACCACCATTGCCACCGAACATACCATTACCGTTGTTCATCATAGCCATCAAAGCAGCAGGATCAAAACCTTTATTAGCATTTTGCATCAAAGCAGCGATACCGGGGTCAATACCACCACGGTCTACAATTATTCTTTCGTTTTCTAACATAATGATTTATTTTTTAATTGATTTACTTATTTTGATAATTAGAAATATCTAACAGATGTGTTGCGAGAATCTCTGTCTCTTTTCATATCTTCTTCACGTCTATCTCTATCCATTCTATTTCTTTCAGGATAAGCATAACGATCAGAATATTCATATTCATCCTCTATTTCATATCTAGAGTAAGGATATGACATTCTACCAGAAGATCTTCTTTCTCTACCATATTTATAATCTGAATCATATTCACGATCATGAGACATATGTTCATATGCTTTATAATCATTATCTTCATCATCGCACATTATATAAACATAGTAATGCCACATCTTGCCTTCTGAGATGTCTTTGTCACAAATCCAAGCTTTGGTAAGTTCTGCAAAATGTTTGGTACTAGCTCCACCAGTTATTGCTACAACAGCTTTATAAAAATCTGAGTAGATCATATTCATGGCTACATACCAGTCCCACTTATTGTGTTTCTCTGATTTTAAATTTATGCCCATTTGATTGGCAATGGACGTTGTCTCTTCAACTGTCCAATGAGGGCCTTTTGATCCATCCTCATTTTCCATGCCTTCTACTGCGTATTTAGCATGTTCCTCATCAAAGTGAGGGCCATTTATAGCTTCATATACATTAGCACAGAGTTCTGATTTAAGTATTCTGAAGCCCTTTTCCAACAGATTATCTTCATGTTTATCCATAGCTTTACCCAATTTAGTTAAAGCTTCTGTTGGGGAAGGATGGCGTTTAATTTGATCTAATATTCTACTTAAATGCATAGTTTCAATTTATTTATTGATTAATATTAAATTGAAATATTTTGCAAATTACTTTGTAATTTTGATAATTCGAGTATCTAATACTCTTATTAAATCGTTAGAATTGATAATTTTGTAAGATTCGACTTTATCTTTTTTAAAGTCAAAATGTATTAACCGTTGAAACCAGTTTTTATATTTCTTTCTATATACTTTTTCTTCGGTTATAAATAAATCTTGATGATTATATATCTCTGGAATACAGGTTATAACTGAATCCATTCTATTTATTTTGATTGTAGTCAATGGATTTGACTGAAGTTCTACATTGAAGTTTCTATCTATAGGTATTGTCTTTACTATAGTATCTGTCAATACTGTGGACATACTCATTACTTCTTTTAACTTCTTATTCTTTATCTTAAGTTGATCTTGTGTTTTTGATAACTCTTGTATTAAACTATCTTTAGAATGTTTGAAATCTTCTATACTAAGTTTTAATACTCTATTTTCATTTTGTTTATTACTTAGGATTGATTGATAAGATTCAATATTGTTACGAGCATCTCCCAATTCTTCATCCAATTTATTTACTTTATTTCTTAAAACATAATTGGATATTCCTAAGTAAGATATAATAGCTACTATCAATACTCTAAGATAATTCATATTACTTAATCTTTTTAACTAATTTCTTAATCTTTGGTAAATCTTCTTTATCAATAGTGATATCTAAATATTTCTCACCTTTCTTCTTAATAAACTTGCTGAATATTTTCCAAGGTCCAGTAGGATCTAATGTTTGTAGATTCTCTACCATTGACCATAGTTCTACACCAGCAACAAGACCAGCAAAGCCCTCAACTAAGTGCGCATCGATGGATGTCAATATATATTCATCTACTAGATGACCACAGCTTATCATTAATGAACTAAAGCAAAGCTTATTAACAGTTGACCAAAACTTTCTAGATTGAATCTTTTTACCATTGCTTAATGACACTCTAATACCTAATATCATATCAATAATTATTAGTATTCCTACTGCGACTATTGGTATCCAAATAGGTAAAAAGAATGTGCTTATAGCACTAGATAAAGCAGTACTAATGCATGTAAAAAATTTAATAGGACCATCATTTACTAGTTCTTTAAAATAATTCACTGTTGATACACTTGAGACTTTTATTATAATATCGTTTATATATCTAAACATGATTGAAGATTTGTGAGACTTTGAAAAAACAAAACGCTAGACAATCTAAAAGAATGCTAGCGTTCTGAAAATTATATGATACTTAGAGCTTGATATATAAAGTAAACGATTATATTAAATAAAGGTTCCTCTTATAAAGAGGACTATTACATACCTAATAGCGGTTATTGAACCACTGTTACTTTAGATAAGTCAATAGTTATCACACCAATCTTACATTTATGTTAATCAATTCTTTCAAATGGGCATATACCGGATTAATCGTACCATAAAAGCAGTAATATTTCTTCTTTACGCCGTCTTCCATTTCCGTATAATACTTTTCCTGTTCAAGCGTCATGCCTGGCGCATAGAGTTTGGGATCGTATTCAGTGCCTTTGTGATTTTCGTCCATGCGCTCATAAAGGGCAGCCGTATCTACCGAAGGAGGATATATTTCGAGAACCGGATTTATCGGTTGCCGGACTTTCCATAACCAGTCATCGTTAATTACCCGGTTGCCGGTATCCAACTTCCCGTTAATAAATTCTTTCCATTCAGCATGTGCGTATTTGGCACTAATCGCTTCATCATCCGTCAGCGACATTACAGACACGGATTTACGGGTGATACGGGATAGCTGCTTCTCTGAATCGTGCGTTTCCGTGTAGTTTACAGCTTCCTGTAATTCGGCTGTTGTCCTATGGATTACATCGGGGTAGCCCGTCACCTCAATCGATTCTACATCTTTCACTGTCTTGGCAGCTTCAATATCAGAGAGTAACTTTTCTGATAGACCTATACAGATATCATTGTAGTCTGCCATCTCATTGAGAGCTTCCAATAACAGAGATGATTTATACGAATTCCCGTTTACTTCAACCGTATCTTTTCGGGCACACTGGTCTTTTAGAGACAAACGGTCGTATGTATATACATCGTTGTCCTCTATGTAATAGTGCTGGTAGTCGGTGTTGTAGACTTCCTGACGCTTCAAGTCTTTTGCAGTTTGAAGTTTTTCTTCCGGTGTCGGTTCGGGAATGGGTGTCAATTGCATATTGAACACTTCTTCTACGGATGCACCTTCGTTTGCCTCTTTAAAGGCAATCTGTTCTTCTGTCAGCAAAACGTACTTTCCTGCAACATAATCCTCCCATGTTGTGCCGATATCGTTGTTTGCTGTATCAAGCTTTTCCGGCATTGTGACATATATGTTTGCTGCGTCTTTTTGTATATATATATATTTACTCATATCACTTATATTTGTTTTATTCTTCGTAAGCCCAGTATCGGATCAGGACAGTGCCATCGCCACCGTTACCGTAAGTACCACAACCGCCACCACCGTAACCGCCACTTTTTCTATTGCCATTTCCAGTTCCGCATCCTTTGTCGTAATCGGATTCTCCACCCATGCCCCCATTTATATTTCTGTCTGAACCACCACCTCCGGCATTTCGTTTCCCAGTAGGTTCGCCAAAATCGCGGGTTGTATGCCTTTGACCCTTTCCTCCGCCATGTAGGGAACCAGCTGGATAGAGAGAGCCATTTTCATTGCGGCTGCCGATTCCGTTAGATCCATCAGAACCCGCTTTAGCCGTATCTGAATTATCTCCTGCTCCGCCACTACCGCCGTTGCCACCAGTATATGCTCCGGCATTATCTCCGCCTGGCTAACCATTACCCGCACCCTTTCCGCCATTAGCTCTATAACTTGAATTTAAGAATTGCGAGTTTCCACCGTTGGGGGCAACTTCAGAATACCCTCCAATTCCTCCTTTCCCAACTGTTATCGGAATTGACTGACCCGGTGCAACAGAGATAGCATCACCGTCTCTCCATCCGGATGTATCTTTTTTGAAGGTTTTAGTATAGCCGCCACCTCCACCGCTTCCATTATGTCCTGCACCCCCTCCTCCGACAAGAAACACATCGACCTCCGTACATCCAGGTGGAACCGTCCATGTGTAATATCCTGCCGGATAAAACCGCTTCTGAAAGAATACTAACTTCTTACTTCCTATCGTCCTTCTTCTCAACATATCAATCTTTCTCTTTAACGGTTATTGAATACATGACACCACTCGTAGCGATCTTCAAAATGGACATCTCGAAAGGCACGCCGGAAGTAGTGGTAATAGAACTACCGGACATTGATCTAAAACTGCCAGCAGTAGGGATAGGCTGCGTAAAAGAAGCGGTAGGATTACAATCAAGATATATCTCTTCGCCTACATTCAATGCCCTTGCAGACTCATTTATCGATAGGTTTGAAGTGGAGGATAGAGTAGCCTTAACCAACCTCTTGCTTGTCGGTATATTCACAAGAGTGGTGACAGTATTACTCCCTGTGCCGAAATTTACTATATCATCCACCTTCTTCTTGTCCTCCGCTGACATATACCCCGCTGTGGTAGGGGTGGCGATGGGGGGAGTGAGGTATTGACCGTTGTCGGAGAGGTATTTTGTACCAGAACCAGTATTTTGTAAACTTTGTTGATTAGATACCGAAGTATAAGTCTTGTTACTCTTGTTAATAATTACGGTTGTTACCATTAACCCTATAGAGTGATCATCGGAGTCTACTGTTAAAATATTTGTTATAATACTATATGTTTCAGTAGAATTACTAATTGTTATCGGGCTAAATCCATCAGGATCCGTTTCAATTCTTGCTGTTGTTATTCCTTTATTTACTGCATCAACTATCTTTTGATAATTTTCCTCAGATAATGTACCACTTTCGCTTGGAAATAAAGTTGTTAAGTCAAGATACTGATTGCTAGCTATAATCTCTGACCATTGTTTATTTTTCCTACCATATGTCTTACCATCTGAAGGTGCCTCTGTAATTACTTCTGTTTTTAAAGCGTACTCATTACCTTGTTTACCATCAAGTAAATCAGCATCTAAACCACTACCAACTCCATCCACTGTCTTTACTTTAGATAACACGTCTGTAGCAGTATATGCAGAAGAATCTAATTTTGTATTAACCTGAGTAGTAGTAGCATAACCTTTTGCAGTTAATTCAGTTTCAGTTACATATTCTTCAGGTACTGAAGTAAGATAATTGCCTTTTGGTTGATACGTACTAGCTGCATCAGTCTTAGTCAAATACCCATTAAGATCTACTGTTTCACTTAACTTATCCCAATCTGGAGTAGTTGAAGTAGCTACATAATTAGCTCCTGTATCCTCAAGATTATATACATCGCCTATTGTTACATTTTCTTTAGGTAAGGCTTCATAATTAGCTACAGAACCTTTTACCCTATATACTGAACCTATAGCAGTATTAATCTTCTGATCTAGCTCCTCTGCAGAAGGTAATGCGTCAAGCTTCTCAAAATAGCTAGCCGTTAATACGCCTGCAGATTTAGAACTAGCCGAATTGAACGTAACAGACCCAGTAGTATAAATTGAACCAGTTATGACGTTTTTCTTATCCAAAGAAAGGCCCATTGTATTCATACTCGTAGTAGAGCGCATTGCGGTCACATAGTCTACAATGTTGCTTACCTTTTGTCTGTCATCATTGCTATAATCATTAGTGCTTAGTCTTTTTCCTTCCTCCTTATCTACTTTAGTATCTAACTTACTGTCTACATAAGTTTTATCAGCTTTACCAGAGATTTGTTCAGTAACATCTACTGCTGCCACAGTATCATCTACATACTTCTTAGTGGCAGGATGATAATCTGCAGTAGGTGTATATGTACCAGTATTGTTTTTAGATATATATCTACTGTCGTGATTGTGACTAGTAATATCCCCAGTAAGTACAGCTTCTACATTCTGTTTAGTTACAGAAGCATCACTACCTGGGTCTCCTTTCTCTCCTTTTTGACCAGGATCACCTTTTGGACCTTGTATTCCAGGTGCTCCATCAGCTCCCGGTTCACCTTTAGGACCAGGTTCTCCCTGTTCCCCCTTAGGTCCTACAGGTCCCTGTGGTCCTGCTGGTCCTTGAATACTACCAACATTACTCCATTTAGGATTAGATTCAACATTACCGTTTTCACCTACGTATACATAAAGTTTACCAGCTATAAGATAAGCATCACCAGATACCCCGTCCATAGGTAACTCTGAATCAGAGTTTAGTTCTCCTTTAATATTTAATCCTGAACCAGTATCCCCCTTAGGTCCTTGTGGACCAGGTTCTCCTTGTGGCCCTTGAATTCCCTGTATACCTTGCTCTCCTTGCTCACCTTTAGGTCCAACAGGTCCTTGTATACCTTGTTCACCCTTTTCACCTTGTACACCTTGTAAACCTCTTTCTCCCTGTAAACCCTGAGGTCCTCTTTCACCAGTAGCCCCTTTTTCTCCAGTATCACCTTTATCTCCTTTAGGTCCAGTTTCACCTTTCTCACCTTTTAAAGAGATTAACCATTCGTCTTCTGTACCTTTAAAGCCATGTTGTACTGCTACTTGATATGCTGATAAACCTTGAATACCTTGTGCACCAGATAAGTCTGATATGAATTTCCATTCAGTATTACCTTTCAAATACAATCTAGAATCCTCTTCATTTTCAACATTACCTGTATCAATCATTACAAATTGTCCTGCTTTTACTTCAGGATTATTGTAATCATCTTGCATAGCTTGAATCGAAGGATAGGTCTTTACAATAACAAATGCATCACCAACGGCATTAATACCACTATCTTGATAAGTATCTTTTGCATAGTCATAGATATACCAATTACCATTTACAATCTTTGGTGGATTCTGAAGTACTTCTTTTGAGTCTTTTATGGCTTGTTTGGCATCTTTAACCGCATTAGGTACTTCTGCAAGCATTCTACCAAAGTCTTCTTCAGTGCCAGTATATCCTTGTTCTACAGCATATTCATATGCAGTCTTACCATATGCAGTAGCACCAGTGTCAGCATATTCGTTTAATGCTGGATCAAATATCCACCAATTACCATTTTCTCCAATAATTGGACTTTTACCAGAAGCAGATACACCTGTATCACGATTATCTATCCACCAGTTACCATTAGAACCAATGAAAGGAGCAACAGCATCTTCACTAGTAGCATCTGTTAGTTTAACCCAAGACTTAATATCAGGATTATATACTTTAATTATCTTTCCTTTTGAATTTGCTCCCAAGTCTATCCAGTACCCAACTTCATTAGAATTGGGTACCATATAGCTTGCAAAGAATTCATAATATACATTATTCTTTATCATTACTGTATTGTTTATAGATTAAAGGTTCAGTTAGATACATACTGGTGAAAGGATAATCTTCTTTCTTTTGTCTAAGATCATTAATAAGATCTCTAAGAACTTGTCTTCTTTCTGCAACTTCTGTATAATTATATTGTGAAGAAGGTTCTTGTCCTAGTACCATTGCTTCTGCAGCCTTAGTCATTATATAATCAGTAGAAGCTAATTCTTCTTCTGCTTCTTTTAACACTTCTTCTAGTTCTGCAGTAATGTAATATGTACACAGTAATTCACCATTTTTATAGAAATATCTTTTCATTAGATATTTTATAGTCTCATCGTGTGGATCTTCAACATCTACTATATCATAATAATTAAGATCTAGATCATTTATTAAAACATCTATTTGATCAGTCATGTCTAAACCATTAAATTCATCACTATTTAGTACATAACCATCACTCTTTCTTACTATTATCGTCATAACTTAAATATTAAATTGTTCTTGCATAATAAGTATCTGAAGCTGTAATTAAAAATCTTCTTGCCATAGCTTTGTCTAATTTATAACTACTTATATTTCTACCAGCTTCATTAAACAGCGACATACCAGAACTAGGAAAAATATTATACGAAGTGCCCCAGTTAGAAGCATAAAGTAGCACTTCTATGTTAAAATAATCGCTACTTTTTAAGCCTAAATGTTTAGCTAGTAATGATCTATCCGGTAAATATACCGTACTGTAACTAGTACTATATATTTCAAATCTCCAACCGTAACCACTACCATTGCTACCGCTGGGCCAAACTAGTTGAATACTATTTCCAGAAGCATTAGGATTTAATTGTGCTTTACATGTATCATATACTCCTTGTCTACACCAAAGAAAACCACCAGTAACAGCTAAACCAACAGCCCAACCCTTTGAGTTATTAGCACTGATAGTAGATCCTAAAATATAATCACCATAAACGTTATTAGTATAACTTATAGACATTGGAAGATTTTTACCATACGTTGCTGGAGCAGAATTGATACCAAAACCGGCGTTAACTCCATCCCCACTACAATAATATCCGGAGTTACTTAATGACCATCCACTTCCTCTTAAACCATTACTAATTTGAACTCCACCAATATCACCACTACTTGCTGATATTGTACCAGTAATATCAGCTTTAGTGGAAACCATACTTCCATCTTTTTTTATCCTAAAAGGCGCACTACCAGGACTAGATGCTGCATTGCTACCAGCTGCTAAATGCACATCGCTTAATGGTGAAGTTCTTCCATCTAAACGCATAGTATTAGATTGAGCATAAATATATTGATCAGCAAATTCCCAACCTGCAATAGTTGCTGTTTCTGCTAATAACAAACCAGTAGCTATTGATTCAAAGGATGAACCAAATCTAGTCCAGTATCTACCGGAAGTACCGTCTACAGTAGTATAACTATTAGATGGTTTATTACTACTTGAAGCTACTGGTGCAGTACCCCTATAGTATTTATTCCACATGTAGTAATAGCTGCCATCTTTAACAACGTCTCTTACATTACCTGCATTTCCCGCTGTCCAACCATAAGTCTTACCAGATGTCCATTCTCCTCTATAATTCAATCCTGGTCCATCTAAACCATCAGAACCCGGAGATCCTGGAGATCCTGGAGATCCTGGGGAACCAGCAGGCCCTCTATCTCCTTGTGCACCATCTTTACCACTTATCTTTACTGGGGCTGTCCATCTATATCCAGTAGTTTGGTCTACTACAACTACACCATTATTATTAGGATCTATGTTACCATGACTTTCCCATGTAGCATAACTAGTAGAGTAAGTAGGATCAAGGTACCAAGTATAACCACCGCTGGATGTACCAGAGGAAGAAGGTCTAGTAGTCAATGTAGGCCTGCTAGGTGTACTATTAGTCATACAGTATATTGATATTGGTTGATAACCTGCCGCACCACCTTTAGCCTTAGTAACGGTAAAATCACAAACATCTACTTCTTTAGCATCAACTAAGAAATGGATTCTCCATACAGCAGTATCTGAAGTAAGAGATGTTACTGTTACTTTCTTACTAGTATTGTCTACATTTACTGAACCATTACCACTTATTAGTGTACCTGTAATAGAATAATTATTATTTTCAATTTGATCTATACCAAACCACAATCGAGTTTCAGTTACAGCCCTAGATAATTCTGTAGGATCTACTTCTCCATTAAAATTAGCAGATACAGTATGAGCTTCATTTGTTAACGTACCTCTGTAACCACCTTCACCATCTTTACCATCATATAGTTTATTGATGGTCATCATATCCATATATGTAGCACCTCCATTAGTAGATGTAACTTCACACTTAAATGTTACTTCATTATTACCTGAGAAATAATTACCAGTAGGACTTACTAATAGGTTGTTACCTGTTTCATTTACTAGTTCTTGCCAATCGTTTGTACCAGGTAGAGCCCAGTACCAGTAAAACATAGGTGATTCTATATTAAATGCAGTAGCTAATAAATTAATTGTAGCCGGAATGGGAGTAGTAGCATTAGAAGTATATTTAAATACTTGTTCTCCTGTAACCATCACATATGCTGCATCTACACCATCAAATCCAGATTCTCCATCATGAGTTTTATTTATATACCAATCCTTAGTAAGGATAGTAGCATCTGTTAATTTGATAGTCAACCTTATAGTTGCGCTTATACTATTTATTTTACTTAAAGTGATTTTATTACCTTGTATTTCAACCGTAGCATCACCTTGAGTTGTAGTTGCTTCAATAGATACAATGTCAATAGGATCAATTCCACGATAAGCATATACTTCTGTATAAATGGTACTAAGATTAACTAAAGGTGTATTACCAGATGAATCGTAAGGTATATTTACAGTACTATTAGTTAAATCAACATAATAAGCATCCAAACCTTCAGCACCATTTGCTAATTTAGCAATTTGTATATCATCGTAGTATTGACTACCATCTGAATCTGTAACTACACAACGCACATTGGCTGTTCTTGTAGTAAATATTGTATGAGGTATCTCTGTACTTACATTGTTACCAATTACTTCTATAGGTTCTGTTAATAATCTCCATTCATATGTAGGATTAGTCATACCATAAGTATTACAATACAATACTACAGATGATGGTGTAGGTGTACCAGAGTAATCAGGAGTATCGTATAAAAACAACCTTGTACCAGTGATTTCTACCCATTTAGCTACATCATCACCAGGTTTACCTGAATCACCTTTCGATACTTGTAATTGCCATTCATCATTATCTGGACCAGGTACACTAGTGACACCATCCCTCATAGCAATCCACAAACTACCTTGATATGTAACTTGATCATAATAATTGTAAGTAGTATCAGGATTCCATTCTCCTCTATATACAGGAACTCTAACTACATCACCAGTCTCTGTAGTCTGCATCAGAGTACCAACAAACTTACTTTCTTTGCCGATTACAGTACGATCTTTACCAGCCAAAGTAAAGTCATCAATGTTATCATAGAAAGTAATTCTAGGAGCCCCTTCTCCTTTGGCAGAAATGAATATAGCATTACGTCTATCATTCATAGATGAATTCAATTCAGGATCTGCTTCTACCCTATGACCTAACAATAAGACTTTATCTCCTACTTCAGGATTAGCGCTACCTGGTTCACATACGCTTTTAGAAAGGACGATGAAGTTATTACCAACTTCAGATACCATTCTCCAGTATCTCTTTACATTCTTGCCATCAAATTTCTGACAGATAGCCTGGTCTCTCACCCTAAACTGATTGTACTTAGTACCATCTTCGTCATCAAAGTAGCAAATCCATCCATCACTACCATCTACTACTTCAACGATTTCCATATCAGCCATTGTAACTAATATATCTCCGCCAACAGCTTTTATTTCATTTACAATTAGTTCATTTACTGTCAGATTACCACGAACAAATAAATCATCTACTTCTAAATGCCATTTAGTGTTTACAGGCCATAAACTAGCTCCTTCACCATCCCAACCAGATCTAAAGGTTTTACCACCTTGTATACCCGCCAAAAATGTAGTATAACCTGTTGCAGTATCACCATCTTTACGTAGATAATCTTCTTTTACTTTACCTGAAGTATATATTGTACCATCACTAGGTGCGGTAGTTTGTCCTGTTTTAATCAAAGGAAGTGAACCAGAGCTGCTTGAAGTAATGTTATCTATCTGACATTCCAGCTTACCTAATGCTTGATTTAAGGTATCTGTAGTAGTTAAAGGATCAGCATTTTCACCTTTATAATACCCTGATAATGGAAATATGGTACTAGTAGGTTGTGTATGAAAACCGGGTGCTTCACCACTACCACCACCATTTGCAATTAAATCTGCTAATGCTGTAATGATGTTTTCATCTTCAATTAACCTATTTAATAGGTTTTGTAATTGTTCCTTTGTAGACTTATCATCAATAGTATCTATCCAACCCTGTACTGTATCATTAACTTCAGTTAAATCCTTATCGTGTTTATCTTCAAGAGTAATGATCTTATTGTTTAATACATCATAATAACTATTAATATTACTACTCAGGTTATTAGTAACATTAGTATCCCCTTCTACTATCTTGTTGGATAGATCTGTATAATTGTTGTCTACTTTAATATCAAGATTAGCTACATCTTCTTCAATACCATCTACTCTTTCATTAGTTGCAAACGTACCAGATAAACTAGTTTCAAAATCATCTTTATGGATTATCTTATTAGTTTTATCTTGTACAAGAGTTAGAATGTCATTATCTTCAAAAGATGTGGTAACCTCAAATTGTGATATCTTTTTATTCATATTACTCTTGAATTATATGTTCTTCTACTTCTGTTAATATACAATCATCATCGATATCTTTTTCTGGATAGAAATTAATTTGTTTTTTTAAACAATGCATACATTCTATAATTTTATCTACATCTTCCTGAGTAATGGGAAAATCTTCATCATCTACTTTAGTACTAGCCCAACTAGATAATTTGTCTAAATGCAACAATAATACTAAATTGGTAATAGAAACTCTATCCAGTTTTGCATTGTACTTAGTAGACTGATTAACTAATTCCCCAACCTTATTTACATAATTCACAATATCCATCTTTACAATTTTTACAGTCATTAATAGTACAATTGCACGTTCTCATATCAAGTAAGTTAAGCATTTCTTTATAATATCTATCTGCATCTTCTGTAAAGTCTAATGCTATAGCATTTTCATATAAAGTTTTCTTGAATAAGAACATCATGATTTTATCTTTCATCTTGTTATCTAAGCAGTTATGACAGTACTTTGTAAGTAATTTTACTTCTGCATAATACAAGCTATCGTTTATGTCATTCATATCAATCGTATATAAAAAGAAAAGGGATTAGGGATAACTTCCCCAATCCCTTTCGTGGTTAAAAATTAATTAAATCCTTATTCAGATACTTCTGCACCAGAAATGAAAGATTTAATCATATTCACAAATAATTTATTTGTTTTGATCTGATCTTTTACAATGTACATTTCAACTGCCAGCGGAGTTGTTTTAATATATTGATTATCATCAGACAGATATTTATTATCCCATTCCATTGTAATAGTATCATATTCTGCACTCAAATCAGATCTAAATTCCGGAGCGATATAAGGATAGATACCATTAGCTCTATGAGTAATACCTCTGTAGCCCATTGCTGCATCTTCACGATCTCTAACAATGTAAGCGTTACCCTTACCCGGAGTACCTTGAGTCTTAGCAATTGTCAGATTAGAAATCGGATACATTACGTTGCTCAGTAAGCCAGAAGGAATAGTAGTCCTCATAAAAGCTTCTACAGACACCTGAGTATAACCGTGATCCAAAGTAATACCTTCGTTATACGGAATTTCTTTGGCTGTCAAAGTCAATACGGCTGCACTAGCACTAGCAATAACTCTAGCTTCTTTATGTTTATTAATTTTCTTTACAAAAGCATCAATCAGATCTTTCGGAGCTGTAGTCTTAGCGATTACTTCATACGTATGAGTAAACTGACCCGGAGCTTCGTAAATGTCGTTATAAACTAAGCGTAAAACATAACGATGACCAACTTCCGGAGCTACATTAGTAGCAGTAATAACAATCTTATCTTCAGCTTTAGCAACGAAAGGAGTTACTACCAAAGTAGGATTAGAACCTTTTTGAATAGGCATAGAAAATCTAATTACAGATTTAGTGTTCTTAGCACCTTTCTGATCATATACATCTTCTTTACCTTCACAAACACCTACATAAATAGATTTAGCTGCAGCAGCTAATGCAGTAGATGTTAAAATTTTCTTGTTTTCATCAAACAAAGCAATTGCACCATCTGCCAAAGCATCTGCTGTAGAAAAAGAAGCAGGAGCTGTTTTAGCAATCAGTACAGTATTCACATGATTAAGCATAATATTAATTTGTTTTAGTTAAACGGATATCCTAGTTTAACTGTATTTAACCCTTCTACTCCTGTGTTTCAAGTTTCCGCGTTAGGTTAAACTAAGAATTTAAAAAACGTATACTTACTCCATTGTTGAAACTTCGTTCATATACGATTGATATCTTGGATTAGCCTTATTTTCTAAGTATAATTCAGCCGCTATTTTTACGATTTCCTGATGAGTAGATACTGGCATATCTGTGTATTCATCAAAAGGAGCCGTAGTAAGACTAATCCTTTTAGGAGTCCTCAAGTATGTGAGGATATAATTCTTTATATTGTAATTACCATCAGTATATAAATGGATTTCGTTACCTTGAAATAATCTCAAAGGTCTTGCTGAAGTACCATGCAATCTATACTCTGATAATGTATTTTGTCTTTGTCTATCAAAATTCTCAATAGTAGCTTCTAACACATCTGTATGTTTAGTCCTAGGTTGACCATTAGGTCCCTTGGGCCAACAGTTGTTATTACTATAGATTACTGCTGTTTCACCTAAAGTAAACATATAATCTGTTGGTAATGTAACTACTTGTTCTTCTGGGAATGTTGTAAACTGATATGTCTTATTGGTTACAAGTGTACGAAGATCATCAATTCTTTTCTGATCCTGTTCAAATGCTGTACGCTTGTAATTAATACCTGAGTATCTAGTTTTAATAAACTTATCTAAACCAGCCATTAACCAATATTCAATATCTGCTGTAACTGGCTTCTCAATATTGTTATCAAGTAAACCTATTTCGGTTTCAAATGCAGTTTGTAATTCAATGAACTTCATAATTATTCTCTATTACTTTGGTTAGATGGTTTAGTTTGTAATCTGTATTTACCTTCTGTGATAAACATATTAACAGCAAGGTCAACTATTTCACTATGAACAGATTCAGGTAATTCACACTTTGAAGCACCAGTTGTAGTATTAAATCTTAATGGTTTTCTATAGTAAGTAAGAATAACACCACTTAAAGTAGTGTAAGCATCTACTACTACTTCCATATACATATATTTAGTAGTTGGATCAGATATTAAAGCTACTGCTGGTTGTCTTACAATTGGTGTATTATAAGCAGTCTTCATAAACTTTGGTAGATCCCTATATTTTACTAATTGATTATCTACTTTAGTTTCAGTAGTATACTGCTTATAAGTACCTTTTACTTTACTTACAGAGTGTACATATAAGAAATATTCATCAGTAGTAGAATAAGGTAGTCTATATCTAGCTATACCGTTTGATGTAGAACCGCTTTGAGTAAGTTCTCTTTCAACCAATAAACTTTTAATAGAATCTGTATTTCTAGTTTGAGTATTGGTTTCAATCTCCATTTGATCGTCACCAACATAGTTCATCATTACATAGCGATCTTGTGCTTCATTAAGTATTGAAAAGATAAGATCAGAATTAGGTTTATTTTCTATAGTAAGATCTGGACTAATAAGTTGGAGTCTACGTTCAAACTCCATTTGCATTTCTTTGCTACTCATATTATTCTGCTAATTGTGCCACATATTGTGGATGTGATTGAACTCTTGGTGATTCTATATTTTCTAATGCCATATCAGCAGCTAACTTAACTACTTCATACTGCATATACTCTGGTATTTCATCCATACCTGAAGTAATATCCTGATTATTTAATCTTTTAGGATATGCTAGATAAGTTAAGTCGATAGTATAGGGACCTGTCATAAGATCCCTATCCACGAACACTATCAACTTATTATCTTCTAGTATAGCAACAGGTTCTTCTATCCAAGGTTTGTTATTATATGTCTCTAAGAACCTCATTGCGTTTTCATGACTTATTAGTTTTACATTAGCTAATTTACTACCAAAGTGTAATGTACCTTGAATAAAATACATACGTTTATCTTGAGTTTGACTACCATAAGTAATAGTAGATTTAAAGTCATTGAGCATTAATCTATTACTAGTTGTTTCACTCAATAGTGTTAAACCTTTATCTGTTTTTACTAAACCTTCAAGGTCTGATACACGTTTACTATTTTCTTCAAAAGAAGTTCTAATAGTATTATTGCCCGTAAACTTGGTAGCTATTTTACTGAGGTATGCAGCATATAACCAATAATCTATTTCCTCAGGTAAAAAAGAAGGACAACCAGACATACCAATATTAACGGCATTCTTGTCAGCTTCTATTTTAAATGCTATATGTAATTCACTAATATTCATAATTATTTAGATTCAATTTCTTGCATGATTGCCATTTTGATATCTTGATTAGCCTTTTCATTTAAGAAACTAATAGCATCGTCTTGGCTTCTACCAATCACGTCAGTACCATAATAGTATACATTTTTTGACTTACGAATTACATTCTTACTAATTGCAGTCTCTAAAATGTATTGAGTATCTTTATTTTTGTTATCAATCCACAGTAAGAAGAATTTACGAGGATCTTTTTCGATCAATTCAAACAACTTGCTTTCTACTAATTCATTGCTAATGTTGTCTGACTTATGACCATAAATACGTAAACATTTACGCATCTCTTCGAGAGACATCTTATTAAATTCTGCAAATGCTTCACGTTTAATTTTGTTAAGTTTGTTAGCAGCTTCTGCTTCCGCATCGGTGTTAACTAACACATAATCATGTTGAGGTCTGACATTACTTAAACCAGTTGCAACTCTTTTATGATTTTTTAAAAACAGATACGCTAATTCATCTTCAGGTTTTTCAGTATGCAAGAAAACATCTTTAGCTCCTAATCTTACACTATAAGTTTTCCAAAAAGAACTAGTAGGTGCTAAATGACCTTCTTCATAACCCATAGCTTTTTCAAGTCTACGAGCATCTTCTTCACTTAAACCTGTATGAATGTTACCAGCTCTTGTCCAATATGTACCAATATAATCGTAACAATTTTTATATTTAGCTATTCCAGCCCACGGATTTACTCGGGCGAATTTTAATACTACTTCCATAATTTTATTGTTTAAATAATAATCGGGGGCTAATGCCCCCTCTTATTAATATTTTTAATTTTCTAAAACATGTACAGGAAAATGAGTTTTATGCCTCAACATCCATGATGAGCTCCCCACATGCACGGGGATCGAACAAGCAAATGCCCATCTCACCTAACAAATGCACGCTATAGCCATCCTTTGCGTTTGATCTAACTGTACTTGCGTTTTTACCATAACCAGCACCAGGAGCAACAGAACCCGAAGTATTCCAGATTACCATTTCACGATCTTTTCTAACTACCTTAACGATGTTAGATTTACCATCTCTACGACCCAGATCCAAGAATGTCATTCTATAAGATTCCAGCGGTTTACCAGAAACCGGATGCAACAAACGATTGTAAGTTGTATCATCATACAGCGGGAAGTGTTTCAATGTCAATTCGATACCATTAGTCATTTTGTAAGTAACAAACTGACCACCTAATACTAAAGACTGACCTGAACCGGTTACAAACTTAGTATCAATTAAATTCATAGTAGCAGCTTTCTGTTTCAAAACCCTATCGAATTCTCTCATACCCATTTCACCAGTCAGAGCAACAAACTTACGTTCATTAGTACCTAAAATGTTATAAGACAGGTCAAACAAGAAGTCTTCCAACAGTTCAGCTGTCAATTCAGTGTAATAACGTCTATTAGACGGAGCAATCTGCTGCAACAAACCTGCAGGAATATATACCGGACGACCATTAGTACCCAGTAAAGAAGTAGAGCCATCTTTGTTTACATTACTCTTGGAGTAAACTAACATACGTTCACATCTCTTAGACCATTCTCTCATGGCTTTCCATTCCTGATAATCAGACCACAAGTAAGAAGTCTTACCTGTTTTAGGATCTTTTAAAGCGATCCACAGTACTGTAGAATAAGCTGTACCTGTAATATCATAATCCAGACGAGTAGTAAACAAGAAGTTTCTCATCTTGAAATGAGTATTATAGTTCAGGATATCACCTTCTTCGCTGTATTCTTCATAAGCAGAAGCCAAACGAGATACCTGATGACCAGATACTAAATATTCACCAGGAATATAAGAACTAGATTGTCCATCAGCAATGAAACAAGTGTAAACCCATTCGTTACCATCCTGATAAGGTGCACCAGATACACGTACCTGATAGTTTCTGTCATCGAATTCCAAGATAGCACCTGGACCAAACCATTTATCTTCCAACCATAACATGATAGGTGTGTTACCCAAACCTGCCATAACTGTATCTGCATTAGCGGCAGTAATTTCTTGTCCATTCCACTTTGCAGAACGAATAGTTACAGCTCTATCGGTATCAATCATTACGTTCCATTCGTAATCTCTCTGATCAATTGACATTACGTTACCAAGACCACCAGTAATAGCGTCTAAAGACGTACTATAACCATCATCCTTAGAACCAAATACATAAGAAATAACACGTGTTACTTCATACGGTCTAGTTAACATTGCATTTGAAATCATGTTTTCATCCACGCTCATTGTTCAACACGTGTCGTTAATACGTGCCCGTTATTTCGATTTCTAAAATAACTGCTTCATATTTCTATGAAGATCAGGTCATATCTTCATCTCATTGAGATGTCTACTCCTTCGAGTCACTTGACTCTACACCGTTGATAGCGGTTGACCGTCGAACCTCTAAGTTGATAATATCTACTTTTAAACCTTTTAAAACTCCTCGTTTTACATAATCTCCAGTATTAGCGTATTTATATATAATACCGCTGTTGGCCGGAGTAATATGCAACTGTTTTAATAATTGTTTAAAACCTATAATAGTAAAAGATTTACCATTAAGCACATTTGTAAATACATATGCTTTTTTAGTTTGCTTATAAATGCAATCATAACTTCCAGCATCTCTAGAATGTTTAATATTATCATAATGATTACACCATTCTAAATTACTTACAAAATTATTTAATCTATCAAAATCTTTGTGGTTTACTTCAGGTAAATTATCAGGATTATCAATAAACGTCATCGCAATCAATCGATGTACCTTATAGGTGTACTGTTTTTTATTATCCCCGACTAAAGACACCTGTAAATAACCATCTTTAGATTTTGCAGGTTTTAAAAACTTATTATACCGTTTAGAATATATTTTCCCATCTTTAGATGCCAAATAAAATTCTTCATATCCTGGTATAGGTTTCATCATATCATCAACAAATTTGGCTGCTGATTGTCCATTTTCATTTTTCATATTCTATGCGTTTAATTGTTACACTATGGTAGTACGCCTTTAGGATATCCCAGCAATTCAGTAGAAATGCATCAATGTGTCACCACATTGCGCCCCCGTTAATCAAGGTCTGAAAACCATTTACCTCTACCGATCTGTAAATTATTTAAAATTCCGTTATCCATAAATATTAATAAAATTTATTTAATTAAAGTAGTTGTACTGCGCGACTAAATATAGAGTTAGAGGAGTTGGTATTGATTCTTCTTGTACCTTTACTAACACCCGTAGATCTGAGACTCTGTTTCAGATTTTTAATAGCTGAGCTAGTACCCATTTTCTTAGCAGTATCAAGTAAAGTGTCGCCTTTCATTGTAAAATAGGCAGACTCTATTAAATTTTTTACGCTTTTTGAATAATCTTTTTGATATTGAGTTTTACCATTAGCATCTGCTTTGAATATATATGCAAGTAAAGCTTTCTTATCTTTCTCGGGAACTTTAATTCCACGAATGTCTTTCATAGCGTTTATTTCACCGACAACGTCGTCCATAAACTTTTGTTGACGAGCTACCATTTGCTCATGTTGCTTTCTCTGATCTTCTAATAGCTGTTCCTTTTTAGTCTCTTCTATCTCCTTCATTGCTTCCAGAGCATCTTCAGCTTCGTCTTCTAAGATACCAGCATCTTCGTATTTTTCGATTTTACGAGCAATCTGCTTTTCATTGAAACCTTTTTCAGCTAATAGCATCTTAACAATTTGCTTCTGATTACTTTCAATTGTAGTATCAAAGTTTTCATAATCGATCTCTGGAGTAAGAGTAAAATAATCATTAAGATCGCCGCCATTGCGTACAAATTCATCCAGTTTAGCTACGTCTTCATTAGCATACTGAGGAACTGATTGTTCTTTGATAACTTCTTTAAAATAGTTAACCAATTCTTCTACAGTCTTTGGTTTCTCTTCTTCTTCATCGTCATCAAATTCCCATTCTAATTCTTCAGCAATAGCATCGAATAATGCTGTAACTTTAGAAGATTCTTCTTCATCTACATCATCATCGTTATCATCGATATTATTGACATCATCATCTTCTTCTACTTTCTTAGTTTTCTTATTCTTTGTTTTATCGTCGTCGTCGATGTTATCGTCAATATCATTTACATCGTCATTATCATCAATCTCATCTTCTTCAGGTTCCTGCTTCTTGTTCTTAGCACCTGGAGTAGCTGGTCTAGCTTTTGCTGATTGTCTTTTCAATTCTTCTAACTCCTCATCAGTCATCGCATCGGGATCGTCCGGAGTAGGAGTAATTGTAGTCGTGTTAGAATGATCTTCTACAAACATATTAGATATTGCTTCAAATCCAAATAGTGTATCATTACTATTGTTATCCATAATTATAATTAATTAGATTATTTTTTCTTTTTACTTTTATTCCATTTAGCAGCATTTTGCGCAAATATAGCTCTTTTGCGTGTTAAAGGATTTTTACTATGAGTTAATTCTTCAGTACTTTTACCTGTTCTCTTCTTAAGAGCGTTAAACTTACCTTTATTTTTCTTCTTTATGTGTATTCCACCATCTTTATAAGTTGGTATTGGATACAAGGGATAAATTTCTTCCATATTGATTATTCTTTATTTGTTTCATATCCGGCAACAGGTAATAGTAATGGAGTAATAAATTCCATTGGAGTTAAGTTATTTATCCTATCTACAAATCTAGATTTATTTCTATACATGTTATATTGCAACTTATTGGCATTATTAACAACACCTGTATTTCTAGGATCAAATAAAAAATCTTCAATAGTATTTTGATTAACCTTTGAACTCCAGTCATGTATCTTACCTTCATTTACTAAGGCTCTTTTCAAATGCAACATATGTGATTTTGATTCACTAGGATCTAGTAAATATGATTGCATATCAGATCCAACATTGATTCCTTTACTTCTCAATTCTCCTGGACCCATAATATTACCTTCATCTAGTAAATATGTTAAATAACGATTGTTTGCATCTGATGCTAATTGATCAGCTAAGTGTCCTAATTCATGATTTGCTGTTCCTGGTAAGTATTGTAAAGGATCTATAGTAATGACATAATCATCAACTACAGGTCCATAATCTTGTACGTCTCGTACTCTACTTATTTTTGCATTTTTATTACCTGGCAATTCTGCATATTTAATATATTTACCACGACCTGTCATATCTCTTGCAGCTATTCTTTTGTATGCATCAAGATAATCTGTGCCATATGCAGTATCAATTCCTTTTACTAACTCATAAGTTTTCTTATCTGGTAGTATTGCATCTTCTATAGTCTTATTAATTTCTTTTTCATATTTCTTGATATTTCTATCCCGTCTTATTACTTCAGAAAATTCAGAATCATAATCACTTTCCTCTTTGACTTTTTTCTTATTCTTTGATGTTTTCCTACGAGCTTTTTCTGCCAAAATAGAAGGATACTCATCAACCATACTACTATGTATTTCAATAGGAGTGTTTAATGTGTTACTTACTCTAGATTTTATTTTTCTTAAACCCTTACCAACACCCCAAGGAATGACATTCATTAATGTACTTACTGCGGCATTACCATAATTACCTTTTTCTAGTTCTTCTGCAGTAGTAATTGCATCTTTTATATAACCAACAGGAGTTACATATGCTTCAGGTTGAACTAATTCTGCTCTACCCGATATTTGCTGTTGTCTCTTATAATACTCTGGAGTACCTGGAGTAAGACCTAACTCTCTTGGTGGTACTATCTTCTTACCACCGTCTTCATATGCAGGTGCTTTTCCGTCTTTCGTAGATTCTATTATCGGGTTTACTGAAAAATCCCACATTGGTCCAATATTTTCTGCAGCGTCTATAACAAGGTTGTTTGTATATTTAAACTTAGGAGCATATTTTAGTGATGCTACACCTGCAGCTCCTATTGGAACAACATTCTGTATTACACTTTTAAAGTCTCCGTCATTTACTGCTTGAATTGCTTCTACTCCATCCCACAAAGCACCAGCTCCCTGTAAAACTGAAGATAACGCAGCATTTCCAGCATTTCTCGCTACTATAGCACCTCCACCTAAAGCCGCTTGTCCAATTATACTTCCTACTTTAGCATATTGCTTTAATGGTTCTAATCTATTTATTCTAGAGTTATATTGAGAATCTGTGGCATTTTCAATTTGTTCTGAAGTAATAGAAGGCGTGGTTTTTAATGCTTCTAAACCATCAAGAACAGTAAAAAGACCATCGCTATTACCAATATTACCACCTACTGATGAATCATCACGTAATTCTTCTAAAGTAGGGCTCTTGAATTCTTTTGAAATCTTGAATCGTTGCGAATTTTGTAAAGTAGAAATTGAATCTCTATAAGCTTTATCAGATAACCATCTAGAACGATTTTTACCATCTTCATATTCAGGAATTGAATCAAATTGTGATTTAATATCAAAGTAGCTAGCATTAGGATTCTCAGCTCTAACCGCATCATATATTTGTTTACGCTCTTTTAATGTTAGATCTGACCATTTCATAATTATTTATTTTCTTCAGGAAATAACAAATGTTCAGTATAGAAGTGATAATAGTTTTTATCCTTACACACTTTAGCATGTAATCCTGCATGTATTAAACTAGGTAAACCTATTACTAATAAATACAAGGGACCTAAGATTTTCGATTGTCTAGTATGGCCCAATTCGTGACGCAAATGCTTAATATTATTAACAATAATATAATTCCCAAGAGTGATGCCACTCCGCATATTACTAGATAGCTTACATTTAATACATTCGCCACAAGTTTCTTTAGTACAGACTTCATAACCTTTATAGCAATGATACAAGGCTAACCCCAGTAAATTCTGGGGTAATTGCCAAGTATACAATGCTGCGTTTTTAATTTTATTTAACAGCTTTTTCATATTACTTACCTGTTTTACCAGTTTTACCACCTTTCTTGCTTCCGCCTTTCTTACTTCCACATGCCATAATTAATTCCTCCTATTTTTTAGTTTTAGATTTAGCCTCTCCTGCCACTTTGTTTTTAAGGGCTGTTTTGGCTTTTAATTTTTCACGTTCCATTGCAGCTTTATCTTTAAGAATCTGCAACTTCTTAGCTTCTTCTAATTTACGTTTTTCTAAAGCTATTCTTTCACGTTCAATAGTAGCTTTAAGTTTTTCAGCTTCTTTCTGTGCTTCTATCTTGCGTTGTTCTATTGCTTTCTTATTATCTTCAGCACGCATTTTATTTGCAATATCCATTTGTTTAGTCATTGCATCAGATACAGCTTTTTGTCTTTCGATTTCTTGTTTACCTATTTCAATAGGATCAGGTACACCTGACATATCCTGATCCATATTCTCAGAACCACGATAAGCATTCAATTGAGCAACAGTAATCTTAGTAGCATTATCCTGATCAATCTTATATTTTTCAAGATCCATTTCAGCTTCTTTAAGCATAAGTTCTTGTTCTTTAACTTCATTCTGCATCTGAACAAGTTGCTGTTGCTGTTGTGCTTCTTGCTCTTGTAAAGCCTGTTGCTGTTGCATTCTATTATTTTCGATATCTCTAAGCTTAGATTTAATCATACTTAAGTTATCCAGAGTAATGATCTCAGCAATATCTAATAATGATGCACCATTCTGCATTGCAGGTTGAATCAAACTATGTAATTGTTCGATTGCTTGATTATCCTTAGTACTATCAGATACAAATATATCGAAATCTTCGTAACAAAAGTTATCATCTATTTGCAAGAATACTCTTGTAACGTCATCTTGCATATAATGTAAATACTTTTTAGTATCTTTCCAAGCATACTTAGATGTATCTAATAACATTGATAAAACTCTTTTCTTTACCTGGTTGTGCAACCAGAACCAAGGTTCAGTAATATGCGCAGATTGAACTACAGATCTTTCAACATTACCAACTAATTCATTACTAGAAATAGCTCCTTGTCTCTGAGGAGATACACCAGATAATTCTGATACCATTTGTTCTATCTTATCTAGTAATCCGATATAAGTATTAATAGTATTAGCCATACTAGCATCAATAGAAGCCCATTGATTGTATGGTGATGGTTTACCACCTTCTCTACCAGGAATGTTCCATCCTTCTTCGTAAGGATTAACAAATACTACACCCAGTGCATTCATGTAATGCATCCATTTATCAACATCAATACCCATACTTTTTGGTATTTGAGTCACGTCAATAACTGGAAGTTTGCCTTTATCTCTCGCTATAGCTAATTCTAAACGATACCATAAAATAATATACATATACTGTAATGGTTTCATAATGGCTACAAGAGACTTAGCTTTACTATTAGTATTACTGTAGGCTACCCCAGTATAAGGTAATTTACCAGAATTTAATGTAGAACTATTTTCAAACTGGTATTCTACAGGTTGCATTCCAAAGTAAAGTGCATCTTCATCGCCTTCGTCTGCAGTTCTATATCCTTCCCAAGTTTCAGTAATCCATTTCCATTCAACATCTATTTCATTACCTGTTTCTTTATAAGTTTCATCTACTTCAAATTCTTCAACTGTTTCTGTATCAGGATTTATAATAGTTACAAAACCTATTTTCTTAAATGATTTCCAGCATACATGATATAATATAACGTCATCTAATACCCTATCTTCCATATAACCGTTAATTGAGTTATATCTATTTAAGGTAATATGATTATAATCATCAACAGAATTCTTATCAGGACCGTAGCCAGAAGTAGGTTTCTGACCTACCAATTCTAACAAATGATTTAACTGTTTTTCATCTAGTTTATCATAATAATCATCATATAAACTAGCTACTGATGTACGTATTCTTCTTACACACCAAGATGCTTCATCTACAAATTCAATACCTTCTTCTGCAGGATACTTAAAATCCATAGTATTAACTCTCTCTGCAAATGGATCACCATTTCTAATACCTACATAATAGAATTCTAATCCACCACATAAAGCATCTTTAAATCCTTTTTCAAATTCATGTGGTAAATTTAATTTTTTCCATAAGAAGTTCAAAGAATTGTATGCAGTTATTTCTGCGACATCTTTATAACTTTTGGTAAGATATTCTTGTATTTTTTCTGGTGTCTGTATTTCGCCTGTTTGTAAAGCTTGTTGAAATCTTTGTTGTTCTTCTGGACCTAATTGAGCCATCATTGCTGCTTGTGCATATTCCAGCAACATTTGTTTAGCTTTCTCTTGAATATCTCCAGCAGCAGCATCACTGGTTCTACACACGTTATAATTAAAAGGTCTCTTTGTTTCTTCTCCTAATAATAAATCTATTTTAGGTCTAATTATATTATAATCCTGAGCCATTGCTGGAAAACCATCATCTTGGTTAAAAGGATTTGTAACATACTTAAGATCTTTTTCATTATATATACTATTATATAAATCATAATAACTCTGTAATTCCTCTTCATCTGGAATCGAGTTAGCAGAAGAAAAACCAGATATACCTATAAAATAGTCTACACAATCTCTACGCCATTCCTCTGTCTTTTTAGACATAGGTAGCTTTTGTACAGGCATGTTTGATATATTTCTTTCCATATTAGTTAGTAAACATATAAGTGGTTGTACTAAAACTGTTATTTATCTGTGGCTCATAAGTATTATCGTAATTTTTAAATAAAGGAGCATTAAATAATCTAATCTGTTTCTCCTTTTCAGTCTTTTGCTTTACTTGATAATTATACAATTGTTCTTTGTATATCATAATCTGTAGTAATGCCATTACTCGGTCTACGTTAATTTTTTCATTATATTTGATTAATTCCTCAAGTAATGGTTCAGACATAATGGTATTTAACCTTAAGGTATCATTACCAAGATCTTCTTCAAGCCATTCTTTTATTCTATCAATACCCCAAGCTTTAATTTCTTTTGTCATATGACATCCCTTTCCTCTATTTACTTTAGAGGAATTGGTGATATCTCGTATGATATCTGGTTGATCTGCTAATAAATAATTACAATGCTTATTATTAAAATAAGTAAAAATACCAGTATTCTGATTTTCTACCATTGCTTTAGCATTATAATACTTAAGTAACTTACGAACATTCTCATAGAATTCTTCAGCTGTTTTAGGTCTACCAGTATATTCTGCTACTATTATATCTTGATAAGATTCAAAATCTTGAAAACGTTTGTATATAATACAAGAACCAAGAGAATTAGTACCAGATTGATCTTGATCATACGGGTCAATACCGGCAATATATAAACCAAAAGGTGCATCCTTTACTGGATGTTCCCATATTACTATAGCCCCTGTAGGATCAGCAGTTTTAGGTAAAGGAAACTCTTTTATATCATTTTTATTTTTTGAGATGTTCCATACTATTTCTCCTTTTACCTCAGTAAGGTATCCTACTTGTTTAGCATTAGCTAATTTCTTATTAGTTCTTATCTTAGCTAATTGCTTCTGTAATTCCTTCTTAGGGAATATATTACCTGATAATTCAGTAAAAGCTTCAGCTGGTGTCTCTGAATGTTCAGCGCAATATCTATCTACTTGTTGAGAACTCTTAGCACTTTTTAATTCTTCTTCTCTAAGATTTAATATGAATTCTCTGGCTTTTTCATGTAATGTGTTGCCATCTTCATCCATATATAATCTTTTACCATTCTCATCACGTATATCTAGATTAGTATGCTGCGGTACAAAGAATCCACATGGTTTACCACCTTGCGCCCCTTCATCCCATATATTATCAAATTCTATACAGTTAAATGCTTTAGGATCATAAAATGCATTTCTTAAACCTGCTACATTATCACCTTCATCACCACCTGTACCAAACATAATCATTAAACCAAATGCTACACCATCCTGTTCTACAGAAGGTCTAGCAATTTGCCAGGCTGCTTCTAATTGATTATTAGATCCAGCTTCTTCCCATAAGATTAATTTACCAGCTTTACCACGAACTGAATCAGGATTATCCTTAATAGATACACCCATTATCTCAGATTTATAACCTGTTTCTACTTTGTTACCATAATCATCAGTAACAAGCATAGAAGCTCTACGTCTCATGGATGTATTTGATACTTGTCTCTTTTTACCCCAAGCTGTATTACCATCAATAAAATCCATGTAATCCCAAGCCTTAGTAAGGATACCATCTTCTGTTAAATATTGCTTATTAGCAGCATATACATATGATTTTGAATTAGGTATTAGAAAGAAGTTTCTACACAGCATTGCACCACCTTTGTAACTGAAACCTTTACGTCTAGCTTTTGCTACGCATAAGTGTTTACCTTGATTCTCAGCTTCTTCTATAGATAAGAAATAGTAATAGTCATAATCATAGAAATCAGGAAAAGCTGTTTCACGAGTCTTCTTTACTACATCGTGTCCTTTTGCGTCTTTTGTAATCTTATAGATAATTCTTTGAATGGGACAGTAATTAAGATAGAAATAATTATAACCTGTAATGTAATCACCATCATCTGCAGTAAACCCATTAATACATCTATCCATTTCGGTTTCCCAAAACGAGAAGTATTCTGAAGTTCCTTTAGGGTAATTACAGTAAGCCCCGGTCGCTAAAAAGCTTAACGCCGGGGTACGAAATTTATCTGTATTATATATCTTCTTACTGAAATCAACCATGTTACTTTTTCTTAAACCAATTTTTGATCTTTTGCCAGGTTGAAATTTTAACAGGTGCTTTTTCTGGGATCGGCATACTACCCTTACAAGGTGTATCCAAATATTCCTGATGTCTTTTATATGCTTCTGTAAAATCCAGAGTAATTGTACCGTTAGCCTTGGCAATTTTGCCAGATGTCTTAGTCTTAGCCATATCTTTATAATTTTATGCAGCAACGCTGCTTGGTTTTTAATGTTTTAAATTGTGTTTATATTGTTACAACTACTTTGGTAATTCGAACGGATTCAGCTCTCCGCCACCTCTTACTTTTGAATTTGTTAATTCTTCTGCTCTTACAGAAGCTTCAAGTAAATCTAGAGATTTTATAGTATTACCTAATGAACCCATACCTGCTAATATATCTTTTACCTTCTTTTCATCAAGTTCATCAGCTAAAGATTCACTATAATATCTAGATATACTTTCTAATTTCTTTCTAGCATTTTGCAGTAGTTGTAGTGTTAAGGTGTTTGCAAATGCTATATAAGCTTGTTCAGCTTCAATTACTTCTTTGGGAAGTTTTATATCTTTATCTCCGAATAGTTCTTGTTTTAATCTTGGCTCTATCTTATCGCTGTCCATACTCTGAACATAGGGACTATCATATTTATTTTTAAGAACTATATATGAGATATATTTAGTAGCCATTTCTTTATCTGCCTTATCGGCATCCCACACCTTTTTAAAGGCTGGGATACCTAGGGCATCATTGTGTATAACTACTTTACCTGCCAGAATATCAAATAGTTTCATTAGTTCGGACAACAATCACAACAAACTTTTTCACAATTACCACAATCACGTGACTTCATGTAATTGTTTCTCATTTCTTTTAATTCTACTATTCTATTAACAGCAGAGGCACAAGGTACAATTACAATTTCAGGATCTTTATCCTTTTCTGTAGTATACATTTTAAATAATATACTAGGTTCAGTAATTTCATATTTTTGACCATTGTAATGCAATTCTCCGGCTTCAGGTAAAATATAATAATAGTCTATTATATCGTATTTCTCAAAAGAATTCTGAATATTTTCTATAGAACCATCTGTACTGCTTAACAAATTGTTGTATTTTAAATTGTAAACCATATTAATCAAATTTTAAGTATCTTAATTTATAATGTCTATTTAAAGCATCAATCGCTTCTTGTTTAGTGTAAAACATATTTACATACTCCGGATTACGACTATAGTTATTTATTATCTCCTTCAGCTGCTCCGCTATCTCGTCCTGATTCTTGTGTCTCATTTTCTATTGTATTATCTGATGAACCAAAACCGTTTTCACCTCTGTCACCTTCAACTAATTCTTCAGCTAGAGTAGGTTCAATAGTAGGATAAGGCATAATAATTAATTGTGCAATCTTTTCACCTGGTTGATAAATAGTAGGTAATGCATCCGTAGTAAGTTTAAACTTACACATAATTTCACCTCTGTAACCAGCATCTACTACACCTACACAGTTACACAATGATAACGATCTCTGAGATACAGATGACCTCATAAAGATAAAACCTACATACCCTTCAGGAATCTCTACTGCTAAATCAGTATGGTATACTAGTACCATTTTACCACTCTTATCAAATTCCTGAGTAAACCTAGTAGCGGTTAGATCTAATCCAGCATCATTTGGGTTAGCATAAGTAGGTAATACCGCATCTTGTGTTAATTTCTTAAACTTTACTTCCATGTTATTTTCTTACTATATTGTTTCCTAATATTATTTCGGTCATCTGTGCTGCTAGATTTGCAGCATAGTCTTCAGCAAAATTGCTCTTACTTACTTCTTGATATATTGCTTTTAGCATCTGCATTATTGTTGCTTGATTTAGCAAAATCTGATCTAGTTTTTCTTCCATTTTTTGCATAATATAAAAGAGCTAAAGCATTCCAAGCAATTGCTGCTTCGTGTCTTACTTTGGTTTCAGGATCAAATTCCTCTAGAGAAGAAGCATACAAATGTCTTAATAAAGCTCCTTTGTAACGCTCATAACCATTATCAAGATTCTGCCAATTATTATCACCATACTTCTTAGCTCCTTCTGTATATACTCTAGCTATGTCTTCAAGACAATCTAATGGTATTAATTCCCATCTTGTTTTATCATCTTTTCTGTCGTTTTTCTTTCCTTCCATCGTAAATATTCTTCTAATTGATCCACACACCAAGTAACCAAATATGCATATTGTTCATTTCCCTCATCATAACCTTCAGTATTCATTCTAAGAAAATCATAAACTGCATCTGCATAATGTATTGATTCGTGAGCTAATGTAGAACATTCTACTTTAGATTTTAATGCTATTAGTATACCCATTCTTCCACTTTTCTTTTCTGCTACCAAATAAGTAACCCCTAATGTGTTATTTGGTTTATCTGGTGTTTCACATTTATCTTCATTTTGAAGATGTTTAGTAGTTAAGAAAAAGTCAAAGAATTGAGTTATTTCATCCCAATTATCTATATCTGATATATAAAGATTTATTGGATATAAATTCTGAAATAGTAGAATATTACGAGGTTTGTTCAATTTCTTTGCCATATTTCTTTTTAGGTTTTATCTTAAAAAGATAACTAAACATTATTGGTTTGATATCCTTGGTATTACTTATCTTTTCATTTGCAAATTTAAATGGATGATTACATATTACTTCTACTACTTGATAAGGTATGTTATATTTGTTAGCTAAATGGGTATATATGCTAATTCTTTTTTGAGAAATCATATGCCATTTTATAGTTTTCATTCCAAAGTAAATCATCGAGATCACTATCTGTTTTTATAGAATTAGGTCTAATGGTATTGGCAAATATCTTTAAAGAATCTATCCAACGATCTGCATCAAAAACTATTAAAGAATTTAGTAAATCAACCTCTTCTTTTGTGTAATCTTCTCTTGGTTCTAAAATTACTAATTCGTCATAATCAATTTTACCCTTAGTAATAGGGAAACACAATGTCGTATGATCTGTAATATAATGGAACTTATTGTATGATAGATCTATATGAAATGACTTACTAAATAGTTTAGTTATTCTCGAATATTCTTTCCAAAGTAAGATGCTACCAGGTTTAATTTTCAGAGTTTCCATATTTTATTTTTAATATAATAGTCAACTGGACTCTATCACCAATAATAACGGGTATTAAAGCTTTATTCACACATAATTCATCTTCTGCAGGACCAGCTTTTAATATCCCTTTATCTTTGAAAGACTTAATGTATCTACTCAGGTTATCTTTAGTAATACCTAGATTCTCAATAATCCATTTTCTATTGTGTCTATTAGCTACATTTTTATTTGTGTTTGGTTCTTTTTCATATTCAATATCCATTCTAATCAATGTAGCCATTAACTCTAATTCTCTATCGGTTAACCTGAGTATGCCATTAAGTGTATGTAAGAATTCTGTTATAAGTTCATCCTTGTTGACTTGTTTAACAAGCTTATTCATTTATAATAGATTCAAATTTATTTAGAACTTTCATCAGATTAAAGTAAACAGTATCATGTTCTACTTTTTGACATGTAGGCATTTTACCTGCTTCATATTTTTCTTCAACTACTTTATTACGTTGATTGTACTTATTCTGTAATCTCTTAATTTCTGTATAAAGCTTTTTTACTTTATCAGAATTGTTATCAATTTTATCTTCCTTAGTAGGAGATAAAAGACCTGCTTTTGTGTAGTTATCGATCACTTTTGCAGAAATAACCATACTCTTTGCCGAATAAGTATTATCTGTAGTTTTCTCTGAACTCATAATGAAATTTTCATTTTCTTTATTATAAGAAAATACATCATCTACTTCTGCACATCCAAAAGGTTTAATAACTTTATACTCTGTAATCATATTACTTATTTTTAAATTCGTTAATTGCAAGTTGTATCCACTTATTAATATCAAATTCAGTATCACCTTCTTTAATCGTAATACCGTTACTAGTATATTGTTTAGGTTGCTGAAAGATATTATATAAACTTAGTGCATCTTACATGGATAAATCGATAGAATCAATTACTTCACTATTAATATCATTAATGTCTTTAATCACATTCAATCTAATTTGCCCATTTGGAAGGAGAGTTATAAGCTTACTATAATCTCCTAACATGTTTTGTATCATTTGTTGTATCATGACTCTATAACGTAATAGTTGTGTTTTTGTTGCAACTTTTTACAAATAAAAAGGGGTTAAGTAAAACCTAACCCCTAGTGACACCATATACAACCACGATTTAATTAAAAGACTAACGCTTTAGTCTAGTTTATTTTTTAATAAAAGCTACTACATTATATGGATTTACTAACTGAGAATCTTTAAATAGATCAAAATCAATTGTAGATTTTCTAGAGTAAGCTATAATATCACCTACTTCAGGATGATTATCAGGATCTGTCCATTGATAGTTAGCTGGAATTGCTAACACTACACCTTTCTTAAAGGTTGTAGGTACTTTCTCTGTAACTGTTTCACTATCTGTAATCTGATAGCCATTTTCATCTGTTTCCCCAGTATTGATAGGCTTTGTTATTTCTTTTTCAATGTATTCTTCTGGTAATGGTTTTACCAAAATATCTTTAATAAATTGAAACTCTAACTTAGACAGTACTGTATTCAATAATTCTTTATCTTCTGTATTCATGAATAACTTAATTTAATTGGTTACTATAACGTAATAACTCTTGAAAATGTTCCAAAAATATTATAATTTGTATTTTAGTATATTACCACCGGTGCAGCATATATCTAAAGCTATCTTTGGACAATGTTCTTTATCTTCAAAGACACATCCATCACAACTACCGTTAGGTTGAGGGTGTACTATGTATTCAATATCGTTGATTGTTACTAAGCCTTTTAATATAGCTTCTCTAGCTTCTGGTTCTCCCATTTCTAATCTAATCATAATTAAACTCTCCATCACAAGGATCTATATCAAACTCTTCATCATTACAATAGTTATAATCTATATCATCCATAATATATTAAGTTAAGTGATCTAGAGTAAGAGTAGATAGTTTATAATTTATTATCTTTACTCTGGGTTATATATCTATTACTATCTATTACTCAGTAACAGATAACGTTTGATATATCAATTTTGTTCCATTTTTAGTAAAATAAAAATAATTTTAACATTATTTATGATTTTTTAACTTTTAATTTTTTATCTTTTATTTTTATATCAGAAATATATGTTTCTGCTAATATTTTTCGAAATTCCTTCTGACCTCTTTCAGAGCAAACACATATGCCTATACAGTATAAGTTATCATTAATAAATCCTATTGGATAGTAATAATTTGTTAACATAATTTAACTATTTTTAATATATTTTATAATTCAAAAGTGTTAATAAATCATAAAATTTGTTAATATTATCGAAATATAATGTATAACAAATCTTAAAATATGTTAAATTTTCAAAATAATTATTTAAAGATATTGCAGATATCTTAATACATTTATCACCGTTTACCTTAGTGTGTTCACCCATAACAAAACTTAATACTTCAAATTCACTATATTCGTAGTACCATAGTTTACTAGATTCATTATAAGTAAATCCTTTCTCTAATAGTTCTTTTTTAATTGCTTCTATCATGTTCGTGTTTATTTATGTGTTTGTAAACTAATTTTGCCCATTCTTTAACTGCTTTTCATGTGAGTCTGCACAAACCATATAGTTTCTAAATTGTATACAATGTTTACGAAAATATTCAACATTACATAACATTTTTAGTGCTTCCTCAAAATCCTTTGCTGTGAAGTCTCTCCAAACTACTGTATTATCAAATTTTACTTGATTGTTTTTCATAAGTGTCTAATATAATATTCATTACTTAAACGCATATGTGGGGATATAGTTCAAAAAATATTTTATAAAAAATTTTGGGTAGTGTAATAGTAAGAGTGTGAACCAGTACTAAATCAAGTCCCCTCTCCTAACAAGTAGGGGAAATACCCCCTTCAAAGAGTTACTGTGTTTAAAAACCTCACGATGGTATAAGGTTAATCGTATAAAGAAATGGCTTCTATCAAAGAATTATCAGCAGCTAAGTATCAGCTGGTTTCAGCTGAAATCAAAGAGTCTAAGGACGGCAAGACTAAATATGTTGTCGCAGACTTTGCACGTGCAGGCTTGGATAAGCTTATGGCTGCACAAGAGAACGGTATCAGATTGCAGATATTGCCTAAATATGGCATTGCAGAAGATGCAGCTAACGCTTATCTACAAATGTGGGTAGATGAGGCAAAGAAAGGCACTTATGAAACGTACATTGGCACGTACGTTGTAGGTGATTATGAACCATTCTTACGTAAAGATGCTGAGGGTAAATGGCTTACCCGCAAGAAGGACGGCAAAGACGTTAAAATCCAGTTCACAGATGTAATAATCTACTGGTTTAGTGACGAAGCTGGTATACCTGTTAAAGGTAACAACTACATCACACGTCGTGCTGATAACTTGTTCCAGAATAGTACACGCATTGTGACTGTTGAGGAGTATAAGAAACAGCAGGCAGCCGCTAAAGCAGCTAAAGAGGCAGCACAGCAGGCTAAAGACGCACTTGTTGGTGATGCCGAAGGTGGTGATGACGACTTAATGTAATGTGTAGACTATGACTGATGTAGATTTTACAATGGTTATAACTGCCATTATGTTATACGCTTCATTTGCGTACATGTTTGGGGCTTTTGTTTATACACTCTATGAGATATATAAAGAGCGTAAAGAGAAATAAAGCAAGTAGGGAGATATGCGAAAAACACACTATCTCCCTACTCTCTTCGCACCATTAACACACTTACCTGTTAAGAATTTATATAATATATAGCGTAATTTAAATTCAGTCACAATATGTCTAACAATAAAAACGATAATACAGGATGCTATTTACAGATAATTATTGTACTAATATTCATAATATTATACATACTATCACAATGGCATTTTGGTGAGTTATTAGATAATTTCTAATAAATAGCGATCGTGCAAATTCGCTACCAATAGTGCATGAAGTAATGCACGACAATTATTAACTCTAAATTAATAAACAATGAAGAAAATAATTGGATGCTTCATGTACGTCGTGCTCACAGTTTACATACTAATAACAATAGGTATATTATATAGTATGGCGACTGGTCCACGCTCTGAATACTTTCCAATGGCTTTATTTAATTGTTTAGCTTTTAATGCTATTTGCTACATTATAGCAAAATGGTTGTTTAATCACTTTAATAAAAAGCCTTAGTATTCAGACTTCCTGGACATGAAGTAAAACTGCCTTTTATAATTTAAGTTATAGTTAAAAAACTCAATAACTTCCCAAGACATTGAGGGCACCAGTTTCTTATATGTTACACATGAGAGGTCGAATATACTCCTTGCGATATAAGTTTTAGGTGTAAAATGCACGGTTCAATAAGCATTTATTTATAATCAGGCTCGACAGTGTACATAGCGTATCGGAGCGACGAGTATTGGGAGCGATACTCCAAACCATTAGAAAAGATATAGGGTATGCTACATAAGTAGTACTATATCAATTAAAGACATAGATTATCATAGATGATGTTGTCAGTGCAACACTCTTGATATATGCTATGCCATACTTCAGTACTTTGTTATATTGGTTCAGCAATATGACACCACTGAAAGTACTGTTGTATGATATTGTAATGGGTGCCCACCCAGCCATGTAGTGATACTGTATCAATTTCTGAAAAAATACAGAAAGGCTATCACTACATGGTTAATATTAATGTAGCCATTCAATAGAATGAGAGTCCAAAGCCTCTATAAATACAGATGGATATTAATTTTAATTAAATAATTATCACAATGAAAGAGTTATATATATTAATATCATGGCCTGAAATACAAGATTTTATGGAACATGAAAGATGGGAAGAGTGTATATTTTGCCAAGAAATAGAAGGACATCCTTGTCCTGATAGTACTTATGCAGTACCGGTAAATCTATACAAAGAAATCTATAATATACAATGAAAACATTAATAATAGCTACAATTCCTATTGTTTTTGCGATAGTTTGCTATATGCTATGTATATTATTACAGTATATAGACTATCGTAAAAAACGATTACCAAAAGAAAAATATAGTGAATTCTGTAAGAGAGTTTACACAAGATATTTATAGTTAACTGTCTTTTGAATATCTACTCCTCACAGTCGATTTCCTATATCGACTTATCATTGTGAAATGATTATTCCTCGCTAAGTAATAGTTAGTAAGTATGCGTTGATGCGCCAAGGTACAGGTTAGGAGACCTGTATACTGAACACTATTACTATCACCTCTCCAAAGTAATGACAACCTCATCGTAGTTACTCACTCCTGCTTAATTTTATCGTTTATCGTTTGCCATAATCACGTAAGAGTAACGGGTTTTGGAGTCCAGTATTATAAGACCAGTGGAACACTAACACATAGTAATATGTATAGCATACTGGCATAGAAGCTAATAGTCATTATTCTCTGAATATTAAATTCATAATATATATGGTTAGATTAATATTAGAGAACAAGTACGAAACCAGTTGGTTTCAACAGTTTCGATTTCTCAAAGCAGAATTGAGACTAAAACTACGAGAATGTATTAAATTGTTTTATCATATTAAAAAAGGAAGAACAATATTAATACAATCTTGTAAAGACGAACTTCCTCTAAATTTAAAGCTTGATGTTTCATATCATAGATTAAAACCTTATTTCTATGTAGAAATGTCAGATATATCTTCAGTATTTAACAGTTTAGTTGATGCAAATCACTATACTTGTTATATTGTAGATTACTATAGAGGATATCGTATTTACATTTCTCGTACGTAAATTTAAAGAGTGAGTATTGCATTAATTCCTGTATTTGCTTTTACTCACTCTTTTATCTTGAATATTAATTTAAAACATTCATATTATGAAAACAGAAATCAAATTTGGAAAAGATTACACCTGTTGGTATTTAACTCCAGCTATTGGTATAGGGAATTTTAGTCTTTCTACTATTATTGGTATAGCTTTCTTATGTTTTAGTATAGAATTAAAAGTTTATAAATCATGAAAGCAGAACGTGGTAGTTTAATACAACAGCTTATAGGTAGAAAAGTAACTATCATAAGCCACAATTTAGTAGGAACGATCATATATATAGATATTGCTAAACATAGCAGATCTGTAAATATACTATTAAGGGTTAAAAGACTTGACAAAATATCTTATAGAAGTATTACTGAAGATAGAACAATATCTCTTAGTCTTACAGGATTATTAAAAGACGTCAAGTTACATGCCTTAATATAATTTTCTAAGATACTTGTTGAATGTAATTATAGACTCTATCTCGGATAACATGTGAAATGGACTACGAGATTAACTTAACCATAGTATAGTAATATAATAGCAGCTTGGCGGCGTTAGTGAAATTATTACTATTACTATGGTTATTTATTATTAATGCGTTTAAATCAATTAAATCATGAGAATAAAACTTTTATTTAATTACAAGAATTTAAATCAAAAACTTAACCAAATAAAATTTATAAAAGAACTATTTGGTTTAGGTTTAAAGGAAGCTAAAGATACTGTAGATAGTGGAGAATTTATTCCACAATGTTAATGTGATGGGAATATAGTTGAAATGATTAGAAGTAATTCTAATGCTAATATTGAAGTAGTAATACTTTCTCCATAAGAAACAGAAAAAACATTTCAACTAACAGTTTATTCACATCTACAAAATCTATTCCCTCAAGAATGTATTCTTCTTAATAAGAAAGAATATGAAAAAGAGCGTAAAGAATTAATGAAATATAAATCTTTATACTTAGATCTCGTAGGGAGTATACACAGTATTATAGATACGTTTCCAAAAGAATAATTGATTTATATCAATTATAGTTCAATTTTTATTAATTAATAAACGTTTATCAAAAAATGGAAAATGAACAAGGTTCAGGAGTCTTTAAAGGCTTCGTGTCGGTAGTATTAGTACTACTGTTGGTATGTGCAGGTATTTGCACTTACAAGTATGTCAAGGGAGAAATCCCTGGTGTTACACAGAATTCCACTACTGAGGAATTTATTGAGTCTGAAATGCAAGCTGTGCCTACAGTGGAAGAAGCTATGCAAGAATGGAATGATCTTAAAGAATCATCCAGGTGTTACGAAGTTTATAGTAACTTTCCACCAGCAATAATGCAAGCATTGTTTGAAAAATTGGGTACGCAAGAACCTGTAAGAAGTTATGTATACGAATACGAACGTAATAGGGAGTATTACATATCCTTACAAATTGCTAAACAATTAGAAAAACAAGGATTAGATAATCCTGGAGTAGATGGAAAAAGAATTGAAGGAGTAGAAATAACTACTAAGTTAAAGAAAGAAAAGGAACCTGAGAAGGTACCAATTCCAGCAAAAGCTGCCAAGGATACAATAGTGTATCAATAACAGTTTACAACTTCATTATTTCTTCAGTGGCTGTACTTGCATGTGAATGTAGGTGCAGTCGTCCTCAGAAAATGACAACCATGTGGGGCGTAAGTAATTGTATAGACATTTATATTTATTAAATACGACATATAAATATATTTGAATATTCGTATTTATGCAATTATGATCGTGCGGACGTTAAAATCATGGAGATGATAAGAATTGTACTGACAATACAATTATGCTGTATCTTAAAACAAGTTTTGATAGTCAAATTTTCCTAAACCAATCCTCGTTATTAGGTAAAATTTCTTTTTGTTTATGTATTGCTACAACAATACCCTCACTGTTCATTCGTTATTTGCATTGTAGTTGTAGATACAATGCCGTCATCAAATGTCAAATTTAAAAACAATCCAAAAAATGAAAGGAATTGTATTAATTGTGATGCCAGATGCATCACAACACGTAGAAGTGAAAATACCTAATGGTATTACTCCTGCACAGTTTGATGCGATCATGAATCGTATTAAGCACGACTTCTTTACGACAGTAAAACCACAAGCTGATGCTGATTCATTAGTTGTTACAACTTATGATGAAAGTGAAGCAAATGCTATACTGTCAAATGCAACATCTATTAATGCTGCAAAAGTATTAATTGACGTTGTAGGTAATCCTCAAGACTCTGATTGGAGTGGAAGATTCTTTACACTCTACGGTAACGGAGATCCAAAAGTAGCACAAGCAATCTTATTCTTAAAACAGAATATGGATGCTTCAGCACAGAATTATCTTAAATCTAATGGTTTAGGATGGTTATGTGACTTCTTAGGTCTTGGTATAACCAAATTTAGATTCTAATGGGAAAGACATTTAAAGACATGAAAGCATCCAAATCTTTACGAGAAAATAAAAATTCTCATAAGAAGCGGATGCTTCCTTACAAAAGAGAGAATAAAAAATATGATGAAACTCGCCAGTAACATCAAATATTTTTATTATATGGTGGTTATCCCCAAGAAAGTGTAAAAGTCCAGAGTCCTAAGACAAATCAAAGCTATATGAAGATATATAGTACGTCGATAAAGTAGTTGGGATATTGTCGAAATAAGTTAAATGAATAAGACAAACACTTTCTTTTTATTTGCATCTTAAACAATCAAATATGAAAGATAAAAAGAAATTATTTTTGTGGTTATATATACCACAGAACAATAAAGTACAATTTGATCCTTACAAGAGTTCTGTAACTCGAGTAGAAGTAGAATGTACTTTTAAAAAAGTGATACGTGATAAACATTCACCAATGGTAGAGTATACTTATACTCATCCACGACTTAATAAAAAGCTTACAGGTATAGTACCTATGGCTTTGTGGGAGGCATAATATGATAAGAGAGATTATAGAATATGTAGTATTCTTCATATGGATCTTTGGCTTTGTTATGTCATATGCGTTTGGTGATATTCCTGCGATACTATATATCGTAATCTCTCTTATTATTATGGCTCGTATTCACATACGAGGCTTAAAAAAACTATTTTTATTAATAATTAAATCAATTAAAGAATAAAAAGTATGAGTTGGAGTGATGAATTTTTTAATGGACTTGCCTCTGGTAAAGATCCACCAGAAGAAAGAAAAAGTAGAATTAAAAAATTAATACGAGAAGAATTAAATAAAAATCCAGTATTATCTAATGTCTTAAGAGAAAATAAAGCTGAAGGTAAATTCATAAAAGAATATACAGACAAAATTATTCGTTATGGTTGGTCCGACAGAACAGCAAGAGAAAATATATGCTATAATATTAACTCTGAGTGTCCTATTGATCTTGCATTAACTTGGAGAAATACTAAACAAGGTCATGAATACTGGAGAAAAATTAATGATCTCGTAATAAACGAATTATCCAAATAAACTTTATTTATTAACAATTAAAATTATCAAAATTATGAGCGAAATTAAAGACGAAATCCGTAATGGTAGAATCATCAACAAAGAAGTAGTAACTGCAGCAGCTGAAGAACTGGCTAAGAAACGTAACGCAAAATTGACAAAGGAAATGATGCGTATTGCCGTTGACTCTGAATTCGAACGCAAAAATGCATTGTTGAATTTGCAGCGTAATCGTGACGAAGAAGATCCAATCAAAGCTTGTTTGAAGGCCAAAGAAGCAAATGAAATTGCAGTAAAAGAAGGAAAGATGACACCGGAAGAATTTCGTGAAGCAAATCGTAAAGCCGATGATGAAAAAGCTAAAGCTTTACGTAGTATTTCTGATGAATACTACACTCTGCGTAACCAGTTGCAGAAGCAGTGTTATGACGTCCTGAATGATTGGGATGATTAATAACAACTCCGAACCTGTGCCGATAAGTACTGTAAAGCTTATCAATTAATATTAGTGTCTTTACATTTGTAGAGACACTAATACTAGTTAGTGCCGAAAGTTATTAAACCGAATGGATTTAGTAGGTAATTAAGTTGAATTGACAACTTCCCTCAAGTGCTATATGCCGTAGGGTGGAAAAACAACGTGCCACTGATCATGTGCCGAAGATCATTACTATTGTTTTAGCTATTGTACTTTATGTCCTGCATAAAAACAATAGGCTCTACTTATAGAGTTTTATAGTAATGGTTATCAAAACACATATAGAAATTGTGCTTTATGCCGAAGTTTTATTTTTAATATATAGTATAAATGTTAAGTAAATCATATTACTATGCTGCATCTAATTTATATGATTTTTAAAATATTTATACAAACTTCAATTTCTATCAGTCTATCAAAGGCACAGAATCCTAAGTAATATAATGCTTTATGCTTAAATATTATTTATAGAAGACGGAAATGCGTAAAAAGTCACATTCTAATGAGAGCGTCTTTAGACAGTAGAACATAGAATCCGATAACTTACGGTCGCTCTATAAATGATGTTTAGTATTACTTAGGATAAACTCTTAAAAATTCACAATTATGGATTGGACAAGAGAAGACTTAGAAAATAAGTCAAAAGAAGAACTTATAGATATCATTATGAACATTCAGGAAGATTTAGAGTATTTTCCAGATCTTTATGATAGTACATATGATGACTATGAGGAATAGAGAGTAAGGAGAGAAATCTCCTTACTTTCACGACCTTTTGGTTCATATTATTAAAATTATTAAAAGTAGATATTCACAGTATAAGAACTGTATTGTGTCTTATTAGGCTTATTAATCATTGTTAGGACGAGGGTTCGACTCCCTCCAGCTCCACGCTTACAAGAGCTACAAGGAAAACAAAACTAGGATTTTTGATCGTGTTGACCGTGCGCCAAGTTTTTAAATTTTAGAACGGTCAAAAGGGGCTGCATGGATTTGACTAGCAAATTAGAGAGATAAGATAGGTTCAACATTGTTTTATTAAATGGCAACACTATGTTTGTCACTGATTATTCTTGCGTAGCGTAAGAATATGATGCGTGCTAAATACGAAAGTTAGGGATACTCTTTAGTTCAACAGGTTAGAATCGTAATTTTATTACAGAATGTGGGTTCGAGTCCCACAAGAGTAACAATTAACTTATGTTTAATTTCTTAAAAGTAATCAGATGAAAAAGATGGCTTTAAGCCAATTACATGGTAATCTAAAGACTTTCAGTAAAGAATTTATAGGAGCTGGAAGTAGAAATAGTGTAGTTGGATTGTATCGGAAACTTATTGAGTTAGGAGCAATTCCATCCAGTAAGGAAAAGGATAACAGTCTTATTAGCTCTAAGCAAAAGATTGTTATTCTATGTGTTAACGATGGAATTAGGAGTAAATTCGCTCGTATCTCATTGCATGAAAGATCATGGTGGGATTATTGGCATAACAAAGCACACAAGCATTGTAAGCCAGCTTATATTACTTATAATGTACCAAAACAAATGAGTACAGTAATAAGTAACTTAAATATTAAAGAATTAGAAACCCTAATCCCAGAGTAATATGGAACTATCTTATTGGATTTATTTTAAACCAGGTGAAAAAGATAAGCTTAAACAGATTATCGATGAAAATCCTAATCCTTTAATGGCAAATATTGCTATTCAAGAGGAGTTTGGTGTATCACTCACCGAAGCTGAGAAAATTATTGAGGTGTATAACAATAAAATTAACAAAACATGTCATCAAGAATCATAACGCTTAATAAACCAGGTTTATATGTTGCAGAACACAATTCTACTGGTAAGCAATTTTTAGTAAGTATAGGTGGTGAATTACCTATGTTACGTGTAATTAATATAATCAATTTATCTGATTTTGTTAGTGGTTTTTATGCTGATAATAAAGATAAACAAAAATTACAAGATGACATGGAAGCACATCCTAATACATACACTTATACTCCTATTCAAGTTAAATTAGAAAAAGAGTCTAAAGATGTAAAAGAAGATGTTCTTGATTTATCTAGATATTCAACATTAGTTGAAAATAAGGATAAATTATTAGGAATGGATGATAATATGGCAGTTATTACTATATGTAAAGATGAAGGTCTTGATGTAGCTATTGCCACTGAGATTTGGAAACAATTCAAATTATCATTACGACCGTGAATGCAGATGAAGTAAAAAAGTATATTTACGATAAATCTGCAAAGCTATCACAGCAGTTTATTGACTTCATTAAAAATGAAGGAGTTCCTAATTATTTATTACCATCATTTGATAATAATAGTGGTTATAGATGTGATTGGAACATAATAGGTGGAGAAGAAGCAAAAGAATATTTTAAACCTTATTATAAACCAATAAGTGATAAATTTATTCTTAGCTTAGAACAAAGAAAAAATGTACAAACTTGGTTATATAGAGTTAGTACTAAACTTTTTCTACCTGAATTGATGGTAGGAAGTCCTATCGCAACCGATAAAGTACAGCTACGAATAGCTACTTCTTTAATCGACAAATTAAATATTCCAAGACAATATCGAGATTATCTATTTGATAATACTATATATTGTTTTTGGACTCGTAAACGAGCATATAGTAATTTCTTTTGGCAAGAAATAGTACAGCTTCCGTTTGCGCCAGATTATCGTTTAAATATTAAGTATTAAATGATAATAGGGTAAGAGAGATTGGGTTCTCTCTTACTCACTAATCCGTAGGCCTATGAAAGAAGAAGAAAAGATTCTAATTGAAAAGGCGAAGCACGGTGATGAAAAGGCCTTTAAGCAATTATATGATAATTATTATCGTTTAATACGATATATTATATATGATGCGATAAAAGATGAAGAAGCAACGGCTGATTTATTGTCTGTTACTTTTACTAAGGCCTTCAAACGTCTCGATTATTTTGTTGAAACTATTTCTTTTGAAGCATGGTTAAAAACTATTGCGGTAAATACAGTCATTGACTATATTAGAAAGAATAAGAATCAACAAGATAATATCTCTATAGATAATGAGGATAATACAATTCAAATATCTAGTGATAATGATCCCGAAACTGATTTAATTAAATCAGAGTCAATAGATATTCTTAGAATTGCATTAACTCGACTTAGAGCCAAATATAGGAACCTTCTAGAACTCAGATATTTTGGTAATCTAAGTTATGAAGAGTTAAGTGCTGAGCTTGGTATACCAGTTGGAACTGTAAAGTCTGACTTAAACAAAGCTAAGCATAGACTCAAGTATTATTTTCAAAAAATTTCAAAAACTAACAAAACATGACAACATTCATTGTATCTATGCTAGTAATTATCGGTATTGTTGCAATTGCACGATATTACGGTAGTTCGTCAATGGCAAGCAATTTATTGCTTACTTTGGCATTTTCTGTTGTCGTGGGTCTTGGTATTCAATTTGCTACTAAGGGAAACCATAGTAAAAAAGAGAATACTAAGATTGAAAATTCCATTGCAGTTAGTAATCCTGTATCCACACAGTCTGTTTGTACAGTGTTGGAACCTGTAAAAACTAGCCATTCTGGGGCTGTGAGTCAGGTACAGGATTATAAAACTGTAGTAAAGGAGTTTCCACGATTAAATTCCAAAAAGCTTGCGTATACTGAACGCATAGCTCCTCCATTCCCAGATTCATCCTAGATGGATATAACGGGATCACATTATTAGCTTTATAAAATAATTTATTAACTTTTAATATTCGAAAAGGCGAATTAAACATTATCAAAATGGGAAATAATAAGAATAAAGGTCAGAAGACTGACGATAAAACAAAGAAAACTACTGCCGCTCCTGCGGCTGCACCGGCTGCACAAGCTAAGAAAGAACAGCCGAAGACGGGATTAAAGGAAGATAAAACTCCTAAACCCGCAGCTCCTACAGCTCCTAAGAAAGAGGAAAAGGAGACAAAAAAGCCTACTACTGATGCTACTGGTACAGTAGAAAATGTAGCAGCAGAAGAAGTAAAGAAACCTGTAGCTTCTCCGTTAGAATCACCTAAAGTAGATTCCCTGATTTCACTCATGGGTCCTAATGATTTGATGGATGCAAACCATGCTGCAGAATTCTTATCGGCACTTGAACGTCGTACTGCCCGGATGGATCGTAGTAAACCTATTACGATTCAGATGGAATCCATGCTGGATTACAATATGATGTGGTATGCTGTACGTTTGTCTGTACAATCATTCGCACAGAAACGTGAATGTAATATGCTTACGCCGAACGATGAACTTATTGTTCAGCAAGCTATTGATACGGCTGCATCTATGGGTGTTGCTCTTGAAGCTCATCCTACAGATGATCCTAATCAGATGCGTCTTGAATTTAAGGATATTTCTCCTGAAACAAAAGCAGCAGCTGATGCAGAGAATGCCGCATCAGGTTTAGCTTCAACAGTTAAACCACCTAAACATGTAAAACTTACCGAAGAACAGATGAATCCTCTGAATTGGAAGAATGATGATGAAGCAAAAGCTGCAATCACTCAAGATCTTCAAGAATCAGGAGAAACTCCATCTAACAAATTCTTACGTATCTTGGGTAAAATTAAGATATATCGTGAGAATACTACGGAAGATCCCGTTCAGAAGGGAATCTGGAGTAGTGCTAACTTAGGAACTCTTGCAAAAGAGTATTTCAACATTATCGGTAAGAAAGGTATTGTTGTACTCTCTGGACTCATGTCTTCTACCACAACTTCGTTAAAGTTAGGTCAGACTATGATCTTTGCACATTCTCTCTTACGGAAGAATATGAAAGGTCTGAATGATCAAGATGTAGTAGACTTGATTAAAGCGTTTATTGAAGTAATGCACGCAGATCCTGCACAGCCTATCGAACAAGATCCTTGTGTAGTAAAGGGTATTTTGGCTCCAACTCGTGATACGTTTGTACGTATTGCATTGCAAAAGCCAGCAGAAGACGAACTAATAGATTGGTTCAAGAAGATTATGGGACCGTTCTATGACATCTATAAAGATGAAGTGGGTTCTAAATCTGATGAAGATTTTGCTCTGAAAGCAGCAAACAAAATGATTGAAATACGTAACATGTATGTAGATAAAGAAGCTGCATTCCCACTCTTTACAAAAGAAGATTTTAAGGCTGTAATGGGTAAATAACCTATTATATCAAATGAAAGGTAAATTTGCTTATTTAGCAGTATTCGTTGTAGGTCTTATTATGTCCTACAATACTAACATTTTCAAACCCGAAAGTGTTACGGCAACAGAAACCATTAAAACGGTTCAGTTACCCCCAATTCCAGGTAATTTTAAACTTAACCTGGATTTAGAGACAGGTAAAAGTATCGTGGAAAGTAATATACCCGTTACAAGTACTGATATAACTGTCAATCACCCCACGAAAATCGTGGAAAAGGTAGTATATAAAAAATCTAAACCCAAAGTAGTATATGAAACAAAAACTGAGGTACAAACGAGACCGGTAATGTTTACTCTACCAACTCCCCGCTCTCACAAATTTGTACCTGAGTATCCTAAAAGTGTAGAGAAATGAAGCAAAAAATAACTAAAACTAATGTAATATCATTAATTGGTATTATTTTATTCTATTTATTTTGTTTATTTTTTGCTTATTGTATTAGTGATTAACTATGTGCTTACCGTAGAATGGCACCGGGGAAAACGAGTCTCTCCCCCGTAGTAAGAAGCAGGGCATTATATATAGTGGTATTGTAGCTGTACACTCTAAAAGCAATAAGACAGCATATATATATTAGGAATATCAAAGGCCAAGAGGATTCGTATATATAGATAAGTAATACAGGATATGAGAATATGATAACAGCTAACACTGTGATTCAAAAGGTAATATGATAGCTTACTATGGATTTATTACTTTATCCATGAAAAATTAGTAAGAAAATGGGATAGCGTGCTAAACCCATAAAATCTCAGAGAACCGTCTGGCGGAGATTTAAAAAACGCGATCTAGGTCAGCAGACACGAAGACAAATTCAGCAAAGGTATCGGCATCCTAAAGTAAATATAGTTATGAGATGTATTTATGAGTGTATTGAAGTCTACACAAAGGAGAAACCTATGTCCGTGGGTACAATCATGTACGAAATCAAGAAGGGACTAAACACGAGTTGCCCCTTAGTAAATATCCAAAAATTTACTAAGTTTTGACTCCTGACTAACGTTCTTGGGTGTGTCCAAAGCATCCATTCTGAATCTATTATTGGAAGATATAGATAAGATAAAAATGCTACTGTAGTGTTCTCTACAAGGTACCAAATGGTTTAAATTGGAACGTATGTTTAAATACATATAAAAGTAGATATGAAGGCAGAGAGATTAATCGAGGGTGCTATTAGGTGCTACGTAAAGAAGTAAAACGGTACGATTCCGTAGTCTTTTACTCTAAGAAGTAAAGGATAATAGTTTGTATTATTACTTTAGAACATATGGCTGAGAGGCTATGATCCATACAATGAACTTTAAATTCATTAAATATAATAAGAATTCGAGACTTTTATTATATTTAAGTATGACAGATTATCCGGATTAGGTGCCAAACCTATACTTAATAGAACGATTAATACAAATGTGTCAGTGTTTGCTTCAAGTTATGACACAATAATATATGGAAAGAAGCAGGTTGTAAAACGTGTCCTATAACACTACTACAGAATAACGACACCCTTTAGCAAGGTGGTTACTTCGCAAGAAGTGAGAGGGATCTCAATAATTTACGTTATCGAAAAGTTAAATACGCCGGTAGAAACACCGTTACCTGAGAAGAAAGGTAGAAGTTCAATCAGATCTCAGTCGGCTTTCCGAGAGATAAAAGGCGAAAGTTGGGCTAATGTATAGTCAATGGGCTAAATTCAAGTCTGTTAATCCAGAGAAACGTAAATGTTATGACATTTACCTGAATCCAACGATTCATCACTGGCCCGAGAGTTAACGTCACTCTTAAATAAAAGCGAGAATAACATGTTTAACCTAAGTAGTGGCTACGCCCACGAAATAATAAATCCAGGGGAGTCCCCGCTAGGGATAGTAGAATCTGCTGTTGTATAGTAGTATATGTTTCCTGACTGCGTCCTTGGCAAGCCAACCGTTATTGCTAAATAAAACTAATAGAGTATATTGCGCAACAATATGTGTTCATTAGAAAGCGTTTCATGAATCTTCATAGACTGGATACCTGTCGTGCGGAAAGAGTAGTGAAAAGTAGGTGGAAGTCCTCAATATTCGTGCTTGTAAAACAATCCTATGGACGGTTATATAATAATATATATTATTGTATGTAATTCCGTATAGGAAACTTAAAACCGTTACTGCATTTGTAGGGCAGAACTAGTTAAGTAACGTTAGAAAACGACCGTATCTGTAACGGATTCGATAAAGTGGTAAGTATTAACTTCTGGGTAATCATAAGCTACATGACAGGCCAATCTGCATGTGCAACTGTCTTGCAAACAGTTACTTTGTATTTGTGATTACTTGCTGAGATTAACCCCGAGACGCCGGGAAATACTAAGTTAATATGATGAGCAATAGTTCCTTTCTCTTAAGCGTAAGAGAATTGTAAAATCTAAAGTAATGGTATTATAATATGTATATTAAATGTCTTAGATCTCATTAGTCTTAAGAAAAAGCTGTGCAGTATCAATAGTATGATAAGCTATTAATTTATTATATGTAGACACTCGTATAAGTAATATTAATTCTGGTATCCGAACTACTTTGTAGAAGCAAGGAATGCAGAAAGGAAGAGGAAGTATCTACCTTGATTTCGATGTAAGTAAATCATTAATATGAAGATTATGCGTTTAAAACGAAAATATTTATACTTTGTAAAGGATTGTACTTGAATGTACGTAGACGATTAGACATATCCTCTATATAATAAAATCTATACAAAGAGAGCAAAACTCGTTAATTTAAACTCATAAAATATGTAAATCAATTGTTTAACATCTCCGTAGGTGGAATCAACCACGGAATCAAAAAAGGAATTTAAAAATGGATAAATCAGTTATTTTGGCATCACAGTGTGGTGCATCATTAGGTAAATATATTCTCACTATAGAGAAGAACTCAGTAGATCCGAATTATTCACGGAAAGTACAGAACAATGAATTACGGACTAGTCAGCAGATTAATCTGTATTCAATTAAACCTATTAAGGTTAAAATGGCTCAGGAAGTAGAAAGTGCTGAAGGCACTAAATTTGTAGAGTATAACGGCGATTCGAAGTTACGGCTTCAGATTTCCGGTATTAACGACATTGCGGATATTATCCCGAAGCCCAACGCAGAAAGCGTAAAGAATGCGATTACTCGGTTCGAATCAACCGGTGAGATTACAATCTTTATTGATTATCCTCAGTTGACAAAAGAAATAGTTGCTCTGAATATGGAATCACGGGCTAAACTTACAGCGTTTGTCAACGAACAGATGCGGTTCATTAAAACATTTGAAACTGCAAACGAAACTGAAATTGCTGCTTGTAAGACGGCAATGGCCGCTGAAGGTATCGAAATTAACAATTATTTCGGATAAAGTAAACTATGAGTACGCCTTTAACGAAAGAAGCGTTCCTAGACCTTCAGCATATGTTTGCTGATAAAGACTTTATATCTTTGCTATTTATGGATGAGAAAGAAATAGCTAGATATATTCATGTCGAAAAAGACGGTAGTGTAACGTTAGGCAGAACAAAATATAAATTTATCAATAGACTCTTTAAAGATGAGAAAGTATTGAGTACTAATGATATTTGTTTACGGCTTATTAAAGTCATTACTGGAAAAGGAGGAACGCGAAACAATGAAGCTTTTGATTGTCTTGTAAAAGATTTTACTAAAGCTTTAGATAAAGGAGATTACTCCTATGCTATTACTCGGATATTTATTGGTTATCGTCTAGGATATCTAAACGATGTTGCAGCAATGCAAGCTTCTTCGGAAAAAGGTGAGGTAAGACTTCCGAATAAGCGAGTATTAGTACAAGATGGTTTCGGAGATTTCTATGCGATTAAAATAGGTAAGTATCCTAGTTAATTAAAGTTGACTATTCTAAAGTAATAAGAGTATCAAACATATAATAGCAGATGTAACGCAAACAATGTAGAAAATATAATTATTACTTTTCAAGATATATCAAAGGACTTGCAGATGTAAGTCAAGTCCTTTCTCTTATGTCTTATAAGGCTATGATAATGTATCTGTAATGGATACTAAGTGAAGGAAAGCTTCAAGAATAAGACGAAGATGTCATATCGGGATGAACATAGCCACAAAGTACAGGTAGTTGATCATATTTGAGTATACTTTTATGTTTAATCAATTAAAATCAAAAGTATATGAAGAAAATTAAATCAACTGAAATTATTGAAAATCGTAAGAAGTATGACAAAGAGATCAAAAAGATGTGGAATATTATTCGTACTGAAAATTTGATCGATAAAAACGCTACACGAAATTACGATATGAAAGCATTGTTGGATACAATTACAGAGATGTCCAATAATCGAATTCAGACCAAGCTGGATTCAATTGCTATTAATCTAGGTTTTAAGAGTCGTAAAGACTTTCCTAAAGAAAGTATTTATCCTATCATTTATACTCTATCTGAAAAGAATGAGTATCTAGTTCAGTTGGGATCTATTCCGACTATTAATCCTGGTTTAAAAGCTAAACTTGGTAAAAAGAAATTGTTTAAAACTGAAGAAATTACTGCAGATTATATTACTAAATTAAAGAATAAACTGCAGCTAGAAATCAATGCTCTGAAGAAGAAGCTTGAAGATTTCAACAGTAATGCTGAAATAGATATATCTACTGCATATATGTATTTAGCAGCATAAGGTAAACTGGTCTCCGTAAGTTATTTTGATATTTTTAAATCGTGTGCCTTCTTAAGTTAATAATTCTCTTCAAAATAACGAGTGGCAAGTGGGGTTCGAATCCCCGGAGACCAACAAGTCTCGAAATATTAATATTAACATTTTAAAAAGTAAAGTCATGAAAAAAGATATCAAATCTCAAACAATTGACAATTCTACCAAAAAATATCCGGTAGAAAGCAAAACATGGAAGTCTGATGTATGTCAGGCTTTGAAATTAGGTTATAAAGTAGAAGCTTTAAATGAAGAGCAAGCCGAATATATTAAGAAGATTGAAACTAAGCTTGCAGAAAAGGCTGCAAAAGCCAAAGTAAAAGAAGAGATGAAACAAACTCTTCTGAAAAAGATGTCAGATACAATGAAAGCTAAAAAAGCAGCAATAGTATCTGCAGCTAATGATCTAGCTGATAGAATTATTCTTCGTGCCATTGAGAAAGAAGAGCAGAAGAAGAAATTCGATGAAGCCGACAAGAAAATTAAGGAGAAAGTCAAGAAGGATAAAATGGCAATAGCTGAAAAGAAACGTAAATGTAAAGCAGAATTACGTAATAAAACTATTCCTAGTCCTGAAGCTATAGCTAATGCTAAGAAACAACAAGATTTTCTTGCAAAAGCTCATGCCGCTAAACGTGAAGAGATTGAAGCTCGTCTCGATGAGAAAGAAAATTTCATGAATCAATCTGCAGAAGAATGGAGTAAAAAACATGAAGAACGTATTAAACGTAATACGGAACTTGCTCTCAAACGATTGCATCACAAAGAGATTAAGCTCAAACGTACAACAAAAGCTGAAAGAATTGAAGCAATTAAAGCTAAGAAAGAAGCTGGTAAAGCAGCTTTCAATGCTGAAATGAAACGTCAAGCTTCAGAAATTGCAGCAGACCGTCAAGGTTATGCTAATCGCGTAGAGAAACGTAGACGTACTGAAACAGAACGTCTTGCAATGATTGCAGAGCGTAGAAAACTACGTAAAGATAAAGTTTTTGCGAATAAACTTAAACAACAAAAGATTCAACAAATGAATCTTGAACGTTTTAAGCTATCCGAAGAGGCTCGTCTAGCACGCAAACAAGAACATCGTGCTAAGTATCTTATTGTAGGTGGTATTAAATCACCTAAAGTAAAGAACAAAATTCCTTTGGATAAGGAAAGAGCGGATCAATACGTGAAAGATGCTGAAAAGAAATTAATTGATGATAAAGTACGATACATTATTCGTATTGCATCTACTACTGCATCTGAAATAGTTAGTGATTCTGTACAAGCATTCACATGCAAGCCAGAAGAACTGCCCAAACGTATGAAACAAGCTCATGAAAATAGTTTAAAGAGTGATCCTGATACTTACATAGGTATTTATGCTTACTCTGGAATTGGAAAAGATCAGAAATGCGTTTACGAGATGTTGAATGATAAATTCAAAGATCGTAGTCGAATTAATGATAAAACTGAAGCAGCTTAAGCTTCATTATCAGGGGTGCGTCTGTAACGCACAATTTTTCATAAAAAGAAAGTGTATGGAAAATATTAAAATAAAAAAAATTGAAGAACCAATTATAGAAATTCTATATAATGGACATGAAATAGGATTATGCCACAATGAAACAGAATTTTTAGATTTATTGGTTCAAATAAAAGAAAATAAATCTAATTTATTTTCATGTAGAATCTACGGAATAGAAGATAATCCAATATATCCTATATCTTCTTCTGGAAGAGTAAAACATGATTTTTATAAAAATAAAAACTGTTTACTTAGAAAATTAGTAGATTTCTAAATAGCGGGATGGCGCAAAGGTAGCGCGCAGCTTTCACGAGGCTGAGGTCGATAGTTCGAATCTATCTCCCGCAAGGTTACCATAACAGATACTTCCACGTAGTGTAACTGGATTAAAACTAAAGTCTGTAAACAAAAAGTAAGATGAAACCAGAAAAATTAGCTAAGAATAAAGGTTATGTTATAACAAAAGAGGGTATTGTTATAAGTCCATATGGAAATAAAGTAGGAACTTATGGAAAAAATAAATATTTATATTTTTCTATAAGATATGACAATAAAATACGTAAAGTATTTTTTCATAGATTTCAAGCTTATAATAAGTTTGGAGATATTATATTTGATAATAATTTATGCGTTAGACATTTAAATGGAAATTTTCTCGATAATTCATATGATAATATAGAAATCGGGACATATTCTCAGAATTCATTAGATATTCCTATCGAAACTAGAAGAAGAATTGCAAAATATGCTAATATAAAATATAATGAAGAGATTGTAAAATGTATAAAAGAAGATAGACAAAAAGGTTTATCTTATAAAGATTTATTATTAAAATATAATATTAAAAGCAAAGGTTCATTATTCTATATAATTAATAAAAGATAATAACCATAGTACTATGAAAATTAAAGGAAAGACTTGTGTAGTCTTTGATATTGAAGTTTTAAAGAACGTATTTACTTGTACTTGTAAGAATACCGAAACAAAACAGATTACAGTATTTGAAATATCTCCAAGAAGAGTAGATATACAAGGATTAGTTACATTCTTTTATGAAGATTATTATTTTGTAGGTTATAATAATATACATTATGATAATCCTATACTAAACTATATTATAATGCTATATAATAAACATTATTTTAATAGTTATAGTACTAGAGAATTAACTGAATCAATATTTAGAATGAGTCAATTAGTAATTGATAAAAATTCTGATTTTAATTTATGGAAAGAGTATAAATATGCTAAAAACTTCTTATCAATAGATCTATTAACAATGCTATATTCTAAAGCTTTACGAGTATCTTTAAAAGAGATGCAAGTAACAATGCAATATAAGAATGTAGAAGAATTCGTAGTAGATTGGCATCAAGACCTTCCTGAAAAGGATATAGATAGATTAATATCATATAATATAAATGATGTAGAATCTACCGAAGAATTACTATATAGATGTAAAGATCTATTAGAGTTGCGTATAGAAACTGAAAAAGATTTTGGATTACCTTGCTTAAGTTTAGATCGAGTAAATCTAGGAGATAGATTACTTCAATTAAAAGTAATGGAAAAGACAGGATTAAATAAGAAGCAATTAGAGAATATGAAATCTCCAGCTAATTATGTAGATCTTGAAAAAGTAATATTTCCTTGGATAAAATTTGAATCTCCAATATTACAAAAAAAATTGACTGATATGAAAAATCAGCATTATGTTTCACCAGGTAGAAAAGGATATATAAATACTTTCATATTTGGTGAAATGGAAGTGACTATTGGAGTAGGTGGTATTCATGGTGATAATGGTACTTGTATTATTAAACCAAATGAAGATGAACTATTATTAGATAGCGATGTTAACTCACTATATCCATCTCTTATGAGAATGTATCATCTTTATCCACCTAAGTTAAAGGATGTATTAGGACAAATATTTCCACAAATTATTGATGATCGATTAGAATTTAAGAGGACTGGTCAAAAAAACAAAAACGAAACATATAAATACATGTTAAATGGTGTATCAGGTAAAATGCAAGATGAAACATCTTGGTTATTTTCACCGTTTACTGTTATGCAAGTAAGAATTAATGGTCAATTATTACTTTTAATGCTCGCTGAAAGACTCTTAAAGTTAGGATGCAAATTATATCAGATTAATACTGATGGTATTTTATATAAGCTTAAAAAGTCTAAATATGAAGAATTACAGCAAGTATTAAAAGAATGGGAAAAGCTCACTATGCTTACTCTGGAAACTGAAGAATTTACTCAGTTTTATCAATTGGCAATTAATGATTATTTTGGAGTAGAACCTAATAATAAAATAAAAAAGAAAGGATTCTTTCTGACTGATATTGAATTAGGTAAAGGTTTAACTCCTAAAATTATACCTGAAGCAATTATAAATTACTTTGTACATAATATTCCAGTAGAAGATACAATTAAGTCTTGTAAAGATATATGTAAATTTTTACAAGCAGAAAAAACTGGGAAACAATGGACAGTTGAATATAATGATCAAATTCAACAAAGAACTAATCGTTTCTACGTTAGTAATAGTGGATACTATTTGTGGAAATGGAAATTAGATGATACTGGTAAAAAGTCTTATCAAATAATGTTAAAAGATCATGGAGTAAGATTACATAATAAATTTTATTCTGATGAAGATCTTCAATGGAAATACTCTCAAGGAGAAACATTTCAAAGTATTTATGATATAGATTATCAGTATTATATTAATCAATGTATAAAAGTAATTGAAAAATTAAAACCAAAGCAGTTAAATCTGTTTAATTTTGACGAATATTAACAAAAACTATCATACTCTAGAACAGATGAATTAAATTAATTCATTATGATACTAGAAATAGATACAAGTCTATTAAAAAAGATAGACAATCTTTCATTAAGTCAGCTAGTATTTTTAAATCTTGTATTAGACAATAATCAAAAATCTATCAAAGAGGTCAAAGACATCGTTAGCCAGGTCAGCGACAATGATATACAAGATTTAATCAACAGAGGATTTCTTATTAGAGAAGAAAAAGCTAAAAAAGTTTCTTATAAAGAAACTGAACTATTAGTGAATATTATTACTGGTAATGCAGATTTATTTGAAGAATTTAAAAAGCATTATCCTATAGTAGTAGTAAGACCTGATGGTACTAAAGGCTTTTTACAAGGTAATTCAAAGAAATGTAGAACTTTATATAATAAGATCGTTAAAAACGATATTATTTTACATAATCATATTATTCAATGTTTAGAGAAAGAAGTATCGGATAAACTTATGAGTGGTAAAATAGGTTATATGAAGACTATGTGGAAATGGCTTACTAATTCTGAATGGGAAATTTATGAAGAACAAATTAATGAACCAATAAAAGATAATCTCTATGGAACAGAACTTATCTAGTCCCTTACCATTTAAACATATATCCGTAGCTGCTGATGAAGCAGTTACCTATATAAAACAGCGTAAAAATCATGAAATTGAACCACTTAAAAGTAGGTGGAATAAATTTAATTTTATGTGCTGTGGTGGTATTGAACCAGGATGTGTTTATACTATAGTAGGAGCTTCTGGTACTGGTAAATCATCATTTGTAAATACGCTTGAAACTGATTTAATTGAACTTAATCCTGATAAGGAATTAGTTGTATTATCATTTTCTTTTGAAATGCTCTCTAGTAGACAAGTAGGAAGAAAACTATCTAATAAGTTGCGTCACACAACTTCAGAGCTGTATAGTGCATCAGAAGATGTTTCTGATAGTTTGCTACAGGATATTGAAAAAGAAGTAGAAGTTATTAAACAATATCCTATCTATTATGTAGATGAATCAGCTACAGTAAGTAAGATAGAAGATACTATAACATATTTTCAAAATACGATTGCAAAAGATAAATGGCTTATCATATTTCTAGATCATACATTATTGGTCGAAGGAAATGATACTAATGATGAGCGAAAAATTATAGCAGCATTAGAAAGAGTATTTATTAGAGCTAAGAAAGTTGGTAAAACAAGTATAATTCAACTTTCTCAAATGAATCGTAATATTGAAATGCCTGAAAGGATTATAAATCCATCAAGTCATTATCCTATGAGAAGTGACTTATCATCCTCAGATTCTGTATTTCAAGGCAGTGACGTTATAGCAGTTTTATCAAGACCTGAAACATTGGGTATTACTGCATACGGACCGTCACGATTACCTGTACAAAATAAAGTATATCTACACTTTTTAAAAGTTAGAGAAGGCAAATTAGCCATACTTGAATATGAGAACGATCTGCAATATAACAACTTAATTGAAGTAGATAGATCTGAGAATAAACCACAGTATTAATTTAATTTTTGGCTAAC